ATTTTTTTTTACAACAAATTGCTGTAAAATCTTTAGTTAAAGGAGGGATATAAATGTTTTATAAATTATTAAAATTTGAACGTACAAAAAAAGGACTTTCTCAAATGGCACTAGCAAAAATATTAGGAATATCTCAACAAACAATAGGCAGTTGGGAAACGGGAAGAACTTCTCCAGATTTAGAAACATTGGTAAAGATTGCTAATTTTTTTAATGTATCTACAGATTATTTATTAGGAATGTCAAATAGTTTCAATAAAAAAAATACAGAAGAATTAGAATGTTTTTCTTCTGATGATATTGAAATATTTAATAAATATTCTCATTTACCAAATGAGGTGAAAAGAAAAATAGCAATGCGAATAGAGATTGCATACGATGATATGTTAGAAGCTGAAAAAAGTAAGTTAGATATGAGGGAAATATCATAATTATTCCAGAAAGTTTATGGAAAAGAAAATAAATTAATAAAGAAGGTATATTTATGTTTAGTATTATTTTAGGTGCTATTGTGTTAATTTTTACGACTATTCATTTTATCGGAGCAATTCAAACAAAACGAGCTTTAATGAATAAAGCTTCTGAAATATTAGATGCTTCTTTTGCTGGAGATGATGATATTAGATTTTACTATACGGCTAATATTAATTATTATTTAGCACCATATGGAAAACATTATACTAGTACAACAATAAGTATTGGGACATTACTAACATTATTTGATGGAATAGCAATGTTTTATTTTGATAATACAATATTAGGGATACTATGTATCATTGTCTTAATATGGCGTCTAGTTTCATCGGTGAATTCGTTTTTAGCATTACCCAATGATAAAGAAACTAATGCAAAATATTTGATTAATAGATATAAAGCGTTGAGCCATAGAAATATAATAAACATGGAGGAGTTTTTATATCTTGACCAATGGAGTAAAGATATTACATATCATTATTTTTCTACTCATATGACAGAGTTTGTCAAAAAAGATATTTAATAAAGCTTTTTATTGAGAAGGGATTTTATGAATACTAAAAAATTAAATATAATATTTATTATTTTAATTGTTATTTTAATTGGTGTTGTTTATAACCAGCAACAAGAAATAAAAGTCTTACAAGATACTACAGCTGGTTTGACTAAAAATGTAAAAAAGGTAAAGAGCGATGTTAATTCATTAGAGTATCGTATTGAGGATTTGGAAAGCACAAAAGCTGATAACGAAGCTTATGTTCAAGATTTAGAAAGCAGATTATCTGATGCTGAAATGAGAGTATCTGAAGCAGAAGATAATGTCAGCGAAGCTCAAGACGATATACAAGATATTGAAGGATATTCTTTTGGCACTACTGATTTAGGTGATTTAGATGATAGATTAAATGAGGTAGAAAATAAATTAAATGGTGATAGTATATGGTAATAAAAAAAGCCTAACCTTTTGGCTAGACTTTTCTTTGATACGGTTCCTGTGTGGTATTGAATGAAACAAAAAAACGTAACGCATATTTAATTGTAACAGGATTGAATATGTGCATGTTCTAACATTCCCATTTGTGCCATGGAATGTTATATCTATATTATACCATAAGTTTTAAACTCGTTCATAATGCGACCATAAACTAATTACTTTTATAATTTTTTCTTCTTCATAAACTTGATAAACTAACCTGTGTTGAATGTTTATTCTTCTAGAGTATACTCCGTCTAATATGCCAATTAATTTTTCATAACTGGGTGGAGTTTTATAAGGATTTTGTGCAATTAAATCAATTAATAATTTAGCCTTTTTATCAAGATGAGCCGATTTTAATTTTGGAATATCTTTTATAGCAGTCTTAGTATAAACAATTTTATATAATTACCATTCAACCTCACTTTCAGATACACAATCTTCAAGTGGAGTATTTTTCCCTTCTATGATTTTATCTTTCATTTCAGGATTAGATAAAATAGCAAGTGTTTCTATTAAACCATGATAATCTTCCTCACTGAGTACAACAGCATTACCAAATTTAGTAGTAATATTTAGTAAGTCATTGTACTTTATTGTGTTTTCAAGCATTTCAAATATATTTTGTCTAAAATTAGTAACATTTGTTATAGTCATATAATCATCTCCCTTATGTACATTATAACGTACATGAGGGAGAAATACAATATATTATTATCAAAATAAAAATAGCACCGTACTTGCGGTGCTATTCATGTCAGGCAGGATATGTTTATAACCAGTAAAAACAATTAAGATTATATCATATTCGCCCCGACATAGAAAGGGTGATGTATTTTTGGCTACACAAGGAAAAATATTAGTTTACAAAAGGCAAGGAAAAAAAGGAATTACCTACACATATAGAATAGAAGCAGGTCGCGATCCAGTAACAGGGAAAAGAAAATGTATTACTAAAAGTGGCTTTAAAACAGCCAAAGAAGCTAGAGCAGCTGCACAACCAGTTATAAATAAACTTTTACTTGGAGAAAATGTTATTGAATCACAGATAAGTTTTATTGATTTTATAGATGAATGGTATAGTGATTATAGACATAATTTAAAACTGCCAACACAAAGGCGATATAAATATGTTATAACATTTTTAAAAAATTTTTTTGGCTACAAAAAAATGAAAGATATTACAGCTTATGATTATCAGAATTTGATAAATACTTATGCCAAAGATAAAAAAGATTCTACTGTAGAAAATTTTCATCAAGTAGCTAGAAAGGTTTTTATTTATGCTAACAGATATAACATTATTATAAATAATCCAGCACTTAAGGCTATTTTACCTAAAGATAAAATATTACCGCCTAAAAACATTGATGAGCTTTATTTGACAAAAGATGAATTAAAAAATGTTTTAGAATATTTGTCTAATTATTCATGCTTACCGCGAAAATCTTTTAAAACAATGTATGTATATGCTATTTGTGCAACATTAGCATATACAGGGGTTAGAGTAGCAGAAGCTTGTGCTTTACTGTGGGAAGATGTAGATTTTAATAATAAAACAATATATATTAAATCTTCTATGTTCGCAGAAAGCTATAATAATTACAAAAGACAAGATACACCAAAAAATAAATCTAGTATCAGAAAAATAATAATTGGTGATACATTGATATCAATTTTAAAAGCATGGAAAATAAAACAATTGGAGCAGCGGTTAAAATATAGGACGCAATCTAAAAGAGATAAAGAAGATTATGTTTTTACTAAATACTCACGAGCACGAGATTGGGAACAACCTGTTATACCGCCTGCATTAAATGCGGTTTTTAGAAATATAGATAATATCCATATCTTTAAAAAGCATTTACATGCACATCTATTCCGTCATACTCATGTATCTTTGTTAGCAGAAGCTGGTGTTCCTTTAGAAGTAATACAAGAAAGACTTGGACATGATAGTGATGAAACTACTAGAAAAATTTATCTTCACATAACAGATAAGTTAAAGAATGATGCGGCTGCAATTTTTGAGCGATATATGCAAAAATAAATCGGTAACAAAATGGTAACAAATTTATTTTATATATGCTTTAAATGCTTATAAATAAAGATGTTTTAGAAAAAGCAGGATTTACCGATAAACTCATGAATGGCTTTTTATATTTTTTGTATGGTAAAATATGTTAAAAAACGAGTATTTTATAATATTATTTTTTTAAACGATATTAATTTTTTTGAGTGGTTGTAAGTAAAATGGTAACAAAATGGTAACAAAATAAATATAATTAAATTCATTTTTATATGAGTTTTAAATTAGGAAGTTCTTTTAGAGAATACCACGATAGTTTTTCATTAATGTAGGTAATTACAGAAATTGTATTGTAATATTCGATGCTTAAAATTAATCTTTTTTCATCATATGTGATTTTTACACCGTATTCTAATAGGTTTGAAATAAATGTACTATTTGTTTTAAACTTATTTATAAAATTGTTAAATTCATTTGGAGATATGTTTTTCATTTTTAAGTATAAGCTATAAGTTACAATATCTAACATTTGACAAAGATAATCATTTATGATTTTACTAATTTCAACATTTTCTGAAGCTTCATCGGGATTAGTGCTGAATTTTTTATAAAATAAATTGTTATTTTTATTAAAAAATAATAAAAGTGCTTCATCTAAATCTTTTTCAAATAAATCATCTTTGGAACTATTATCTATTTGAATATCATCTACTTCAAGATGTAAAGGATTTTCAAAAACGATATTATTAGAAGTATAGTGTTCTTGTACAAGTTTTAATATATTGTTCATATTAATTCTCCTTTTTTATTTATATGATAGCACAATTTTTTTATTAGTGTAATCACTGGTGTGTTTTTTGGTGTATAATATATAAAAATATTCCTTCGTATTTAAAGCGTATATCATCATCTGGTATACGCTTTTTGTTTTGCTCATTTTTACTATATATTATATATAGATGCATTATCATTTTTAATCATAAAAAGCCGTCATTTCCTCTTAAATTATAAGAGTTTATGGCGGTTTTTTTATTGACACTAAAATTGTGTATTTTTAATAGCTAAAATGGTTATTTTATGCAGTTAAAAAAAGTTGGTTGTATTTGTACAATTGCGCATTAAAAAAACGTTTCCCCCTAAAATAACTAATTAGATTGCGCATTTGCGTATTTTATTTGCGCACGTTTTTTATCTGCATAGAAATTGCGCACTTAATTTAAGATTGCGCATTTGCGCAAAACAAATAAAAGAAAGGAGTATTTTTAATGGGTAAAGATGTTGTTGTTAAGCAAAGTCTAATAGATACTGCCACTGGTGAAGTCGTAAAGCAAAAGGAGTTTTATGTTAAAAATAAATTTGATGCAGAAAAGGGATATTATTTTACATCACAAAAAAATCGTATCAGCATTTTTCCCAGCAATATGCATGAAGAACTAACTGACGCAGATATTGGAAAAATGTTTAAGCTTTCTAAACACTTACAAGCTAATACAAATTTGTTAGTATATCGCAGTGGCAATAATATTAAACCAATGCAAATTAAACACATTGCAAAGCTTCTGGAAATTTCCGAACGTTCATGTGTAAGATTTATAAATAAAATGATTAAGTTGCACGCGATGGAAAAAACGGTTGAGAAAAATTTTAAGTTTCCTTTTATGTGCTATAAAAAATATTTTATGTGTCCAACGGTATTTTTCTGTGGTTGCTGGCTTAATTATAATTTATACATCATGTTTAAACGTGATTTGGATAGAATTTTGCCGAATTGGGTTATTTCTAAATTTAATTCTAAAAATTAGAGCTGTTTTAAGAGTGTCTTATTTTTGCAGGTATAATCATATTAACAACTAAAAGAAAAACGCTTAAAACGGCTCTAAGAAGCTCAAAATTTTCAAGAAAACGAGAAAATTTAAGTATTTGAGGTGTTTTTATGGGAAAATACCTAAAAAGCATAAAAAAAGTTATAAAAGCTATGGAGCAGAAAACAGGATTAATTTTGCTCTTATCTAGGCAAGAAATTTTCTCTCCAGAAAAAGAAAGAAAGTTTTACATCTTAAAACTAAGATGCACAAAAAATAAAAAAGATATTTTAAGCTCTGCGAGTGAGCCAGTATTTTTACGGCAACTTGTAGAGCTTTTTAAATTAGACAGAAAGGAACTAATGCGCAAGCTTCAGCCTAACAAGCAGCGAGGTGATGGGTGATGGAAAATGAAAACTTAACACAACTTGCTAAGGATTTAAAACTAACAGAAAAACAGCGAACGTTCTGTGAATTATTTGTTCAGCTTGCCAACAAACGAGAGGCATATGAGCAGGCTGGTTATAAGTGTACAAAAGAAACAGCATTTAAAGAAGCAACTAGAATGCTCAAAAATCCTAAGATAAAAAAATATGTAGATGCAATAACGGAAGCTAAACACGATGCACTGATTGCAGACAAAGATGAGGTATTAAGATTTTATACACGTGTAATGCGTGGTAAAGAAAAAGACGCATTTGGATTGGATCCGAGTTTGCAAGACAGATTAAAAGCTGCGGACCAGTTAGCTAAAAGATATCAATTATTCAGCAACAAAATTGAAGTTGATGGTGGACAGCAGCAAATGATTGTTCAATTTGTCGATGATTTAGTAGATGATTTAGATGAGTAGTAGTATTCGTAAATTATCTTTAAAAAAGATTGTTGGCGGCGGATACACAGCTTTTTGGCGATTTGAGGGTCGTTATCGTGTTGTTAAAGGTTCTCGTGCTTCTAAAAAGTCTGCAACTATTGCCTTGAACATAATAACGCGTATGATGAAATATCCTTTGGCTAATACTTTAGTTGTTCGCAAAACAGGTAATACTTTGTATAACTCATGCTTCCAGCAGCTTAAATGGGCAATTCATCGCTTGGGAGTAGATAGTTTATGGAAAACAAAAGTTAATCCGATGGAAATAATCTACATACCAACAGGACAAAAAATAATTCTGCGTGGTTTAGATGACCCATATAAACTAACGTCTGTAACAGTAGATATTGGCGTTCTGTGTTGGGTTTGGCTAGAAGAGTGCAGCGAAATAAATGACGAAGAAGCATTCAATCGTGTAGACGAGAGTATTCGTGGTGCTGTTCCTCCTGGATATTTTAAACAGATAACAATATCTATGAATCCGTGGAGTTCTGCTCATTTTGTTAAGCGCAGGTTTTTTGATATTGTTGATGACCCCGACATTCTAGCGATAACAACAAATTACTTGTGCAATGAATTTTTAGATGAAGCAGATAAGCGAATGTTTGAACGCATGAAGCGAGATGACCCAGATAGGTACAAAGTTGCTGGATTAGGTGATTGGGGAATAGATGGCGGACAATTCTTTAAACAGTGGCGAGATAGCCTGCATGTTATTAAGCCGTTTAAGATACCAACCAATTGGACTAAGTGGCGTGTTATGGATTGGGGAAGTAGTAGACCTTACGCTTGCTATTGGATTGCCATTGACTATGACGGTAATGCTTACGTATATCGTGAATTATATGGATATGGCGGTAAACCTAATGTCGGAACAGGAGAAACGACAGTAGAAGTTGCTAAAAAAATAATTGAACTTGAACCAATAGATGAAGAAATTTATAAGGCTGTTTTAGATAGTGCATGTTGGGCCAAAATTGGAGTTGCTGGAAAAGATGACACGTCTGTTTCTATTGCAGACCAGATAAATGATGTTTTGTACAATGCCAATAGGGAACGTTTTTCACCATGTAAAAAAGGTAGAGAACATGGTGCAGAAGAATTTCGTCGTAGACTAGAAGGTACATTTGATAAAAATGGAAATCAAAAGCCAGCAATTTATTTTTTTAGTAATTGTGTTCATGCTATTAGAACGATACCAATGCTAACGTTTGATGAACACGATCCTGAAAAATATGATACAAAAGGTGAGGACCATTCAGCAGACGCAACAATTTATTTCTGTTTAGAAAATCCATACGCCAGCGAAAGACCGTTACCACCACGAAAAGAAAGTAAATATAATGGTGGATTACCTACAGATACCACAGGTTGGTCAGCATAATTTTTTTAAGGAGTTGTTAATTTGATTGAATATAAACTTATAAAAAAACAAAAGGGAAGATTGGGTTTAATGGTTAGAGGTCATGCAAATTTTGCATTACCAGGAAAGCCAGATATTGTTTGTGCTTCTGTCAGTAGCGCTTGTTTTATGGCGGTTAATGGTTGTATAAGCCAAGTAAAAAGCGAAGATGATATTGACGTTAAATATTGCCGTCCTGGTCATTTTGTTTTTACTGTAAAAGATATCCCACAGACTAGGGCTTTAATTGACGCAGCATATTTACATCTAAAAAACTTAAGTGAACAATATCCCCAATGCTTTAAAACAAACAATGAAGCGGGGTGATGATTGATGGCTATAATGCCAGACGCTAGGACGGTAACAGACCCTTTAGATAGTGTGAAAGCAGAAAATAAAATACCTTCTATAGATAGCAATGATTATGACATCATGAAGTTTACTCAATGGTTTCGTGAAAGTGTTGAATACATGAACGATTGGCGAAAAGAAGCTCATGAGTGTTTTGACTTTGTTGAAGGTAAACAGTGGAGCGAGGGCGATGTTGAAAAACTAAAAAAAATGGGTAGACCAGTTGTAACCATAAATAAAATACGTCCGATGATAAATATGCTTAGTGGTTACCAGCGCAACAATCGCAATGATATAGATTTTCTTCCACGCACTAATGATGATGCACAACTTTGTGAAGTACGAAAAGCCATGACAAAATATGTTATGGACCGAAGCAATTATGAAATTTGCGAAAGTGCTACATTTGAAAAAGGTTGTATATCTGGTCTTGGCTGGGTAGAAGTTGGTTACGAATATGATGAGGAAATAGACGGTGAAGGTGAAGCATTTGTAAAAGATGTAAGTCCATTTGATATTTATATAGACCCTGAATCCAGAAAGCGCGAATTTGAAGATAGTAAATATATCATACGCGCAAAATGGATAGATAAGGATAAGTTGTGCGAAGTATATCCAGAATATAAGGATATAATATTGGCTAAAATTGATGAGTACGACAAAAACGAACAGGAGGAATATAACACTAGACTTTATTACCAACGAGATAAAAAGAAAATTCGTCTATGCGAATGTTGGTATAAAGTTAGAGTAATGAGGAATATATATTATTTATCAAACGGTACGACACTTGAATTGACAAATGATGATGAGCAGCAAATGTCTTTGGAAGAAATGATGTATTTACAGCAAAATGTAATAGGAAAAACTACAGGATTTAAAACACAGGTCCGCGTATGCGCATTCTTTGATGATGTAAAATTGGAAGATATGGAAAGTCCATACGAACACGGTGAGTTTCCTTTTGTTCCTTTTGTTGTTTATCGCAATGATGAAAATAAAATGCCACAAGGTATTGTTACGGCAGCTAAAGACCCGCAACGAGAGCTCAATAAACGTAGAAGTGAATTTATAGATATTGTTTCTAAATCTAGTCATAGTGGCTGGATTTATGAAAAAGAAGCTATGGATTCTAATCAAAAACATAATTTTTCTCATAATGCTTCTAAAGCTGGAGCTTTATTAGAGGTAAAAAACCTAAACAAAATGAGAGAAATTTTACCGCCTAATCCTCCGCTATCTCTTGTTCAAGCTATTCAAGACTCAGCAAATGACATGAAGGAAGTTACAGGCATAAATGAAGCAATGCTTGGTACAGATATAAATTCTTCTGCTAGTGGTAGAAGTATTGAGCTACAACAAAAGCAGGCTATTACTAATTTAATACCATTATTCGATGCATTGCGCAGTATGAAGAAGGGTATTGTTTATAGGCTTTGGGGTAAGCGTGGACATAAAGGAATTATTCCACAGTATTACACAGAAGAAAAAGTATATAGAATTGAAGGTCCTAATGGCTCATACAACTTCATGACCGTAAACCAAAAACAACAGATAAATGACCCGTTAAGAGGTGTCATAACGCAAACTCTAAATGACCTAAGTCAAGGAGAATTTGATGTTGTAATTGCAGATATAAATGCTAGTTCTACTGTTAGAGAAGCTAAATTCTGGGCACTTTGCGACGCCATATCTAAACTTGGTATTCCTGGTGATATGGTCTTTGATATGTTGATTGATTTATCTGATGTTCCAGGAAAAGAAGAAATCAAGCAAAGATATCAACAGCGACAGCAGGCACAGCAACAGGCACAACAGGCACAAATGCAACAGCAGTTACAGCTTGTACAAGCCCAAAACAATAGGACTAATAAATCTATTAATATTAAAGATGTTCCACTCCCTGTACAACTTGCTATGCTTGCTAAAGAAAATTTAGTCGACCCACAACTTGCACAATATATGATGGAACTTTATGTAAAAACAATGGCTCCAAAAGTAGCAGTACAAGAAGAAGCACAACAGGCACAATCGTTAGTACAGCAACAAGCAAACGCTGGAAATCCGCAACAAATGACGCAAGAACAATTAAACAATTTACAACGCAGGATAGCAGCACAAAGAGCTATTGGCGGAAATAATACAAATTAAGGAGTAAAAAAATATGACTAGAAGAAATCCAGAAAAGAAAGTAGAAGTTGACTTTAGTGGAGATGTGGTTATTCCTAAAGTAGTAGAACAGAAAAAGAAAACAAAATCTAAAAATGTTGAAGAAAAAAATATCGAGGAAAAAAAGGACATGCAGTGTAAGATTGCTCCTGCCTTAACAATAGATGATTTAAGACAGAAGTTAATTGACACTGCATGTTTTACATTGGAAAAAATTAAAAGGCAGCAACTGCCTAATTCTAGTGAATTATTAGATGTATCTTTACGTATTTATCACGAGGTAAATGCTGTTGATGTTAAAGATGATATCAAAAGTGTAATTAGTAATTGTTTATCTCAAAACGAGGAGTGATTGAATTGGTTAAATATTTATATGTTGATATTAAGCTTTTTAGCGATGATGATAATACAAATAACAACGTAAGTGATAGCACTCAAAATAATGATGAAGATTTATCTGCATATAATGATATTTTCGGTATTGAAGATGGTGAGCTTGAAGAATATGCAAAACGTATAAATGGTGAAGTAAATTATTCTGATGATGTCAATAATGAACTTGAACATCAACAAAATGATGATGAAGCTGAACCACAAGAAAATAATATCGAAACTACCGCTGATAATAATTCTGCAGAAGAAAATAATCCTGATAATAAAGAAGATAATTCCGATGATAAAACAGAATTACAAGAAGATTTTAAGGCTCTGTATGAGAAAGCTAAGGCTGAATTAGATGCGTTAAAAAATAATCAGAATCAACAACAAAATAATAATGTAATTAATAATACTGCTCAACATAATATGCAGTTTAATCAAGGTATTTCAGTTAATCAAAATGCTAATATGCAGGGATTTAAAATAACACCTGAACTTGCCCAAACAATAAATAATTTAATTCAAGAAAGGGCAATTAAAATTTCTGGATTAAATAAAGATGAAATTGACGCACTTGAATATGCCGATGATGACGATACAAATAAAATGCGTTATGAACAGGCAAAATCTATGGCAAGAAATATGGTTATGCAAGATGTTAATAATAAATACATCGAATTGCAAAACAGAATGCAATATCAGCAAACCATGTCTAGGGCCATCGCTGATGAAACGCAGAAATTTGTAAATGAAATTAAAGGAACTGAAAACTATAAAAATATAATGAATTACGCTACTGGTAAAGGACTTAAAAAATATTCTCCTTATGAACAAACAGCTATTCGAGAAGCTTATGCAAAAGTAAATGCTGGTGTAGGTAATGCAAGTGATATGATGGTTCTTCGTTCTTTTTGGAATAAAAGTGTAACAGATTTTAATAGTAATAATAATATCTCTACTAAGGATAATACTACTAAAGTAAAGGAACAAATTAATAAAAAAAATAAAATGCCTAGAGTTAGTCAACTTCAAGGTAGTGGCTCCAACAAGGGCAATATTTGGACAATTGATAAAATAAAAGATGCCTTAAATAGAGGTGCTATTGATGAAATACCACCTAATATTCAACAACAAATTGAAAAAGGTATGCTTTTATAAATATATATTTTTAAGAAAGGTGTGTTTTTTTATGGAAACAACAAACACAAAACAGCTTTTGGCGGTAGTAGCTCATACTAAGAAAAAACCGCATTGTATCAAAGTAAATATTCAGCTATTCGGAATTACTGTACCAAGTGAATTGGTAAAACAGTATTGGGCAGAAAAAACAATTAAAGCTGCTATGAAGAATATTTTCTTTGGTAAATTCACTGGTACTGATGCTAATTCTATTATTCAAATTGATGATAATCTTGCAAAAACCAAAGGTGATAAAGCATGGTTTAATTTGCTTTTAAAACTTAATGGCGATCCAATCACAGGCGATAATGAATTAGAAGGACACGAACAAGATTTAACCTATAAAGCATTTGGAGTTACAATTGACCAAAAACGTTGGGCTGTAAAATCTTCTGGTAGAATGGAAGAACAAAAAAGCACATTAAAAATGCGTGAAGATGCTAAAGCTGCCCTCGAAACACAGGTTGCTGAATGGTTAGATAAAGAAATATTCAAAGTATTAACTGATAGTCCAACAGCTAACCGTGTTATTTATGCTGGCCAAAAAACATCTGAAAGTGCAATTACGACAACTGATGTATTTAATACAGATGTTATTGGTATGGCAAAACGCATGGCACAAATGGCAGATCCAATCATTCGTACTGTAAATGTCGAAGGTGGAAATTATTATGTAATGGTAATTGACCCATACCAGGCACGCGACCTCAAAAAAGATGAAAAATGGTTTAATGCACAAAAAGATGCTAATATTCGTGGACTTAAAAATCCTATTTTCAGTGGTGCATTAGGTATTTGGGATAAAGTGGTTGTTCATGAATCAGAAACTTGTCCTCGTACAAAAACAGGCGAAGGAAGTGCTATGGTAGGACACGCTTTATTGTTAGGACCACAAGCAGGTGTTATCGCTCGTGCTGCGAAACCTCATTGGGACGAAGATACTTTCGACTACAATAATAAATGGGGTGTTGCACTTTCTCAAATTCTTGGTGTTGCTAGATGTAAATACACATTACCTACTGTTGGAGAAACTGATTTTGCTACTATCAACATTCTTACATCTTCTGCTGATGATAATGCTGCTGCATAATGGCGGTGTTTTAAATGACTACTGTAAGAAAGGCAATACAAAAAATAAGATTTCTTGCTCATGATGAACAAGAAACTGGATATGATGATATTGTTGTTTTGCAGGCAATAAACGATGGAATTGATTTTGTTGGGCGTATTATTAAAAATATACGCCCTAATTTATTATCTGTAGAAGAACAGGGAAAAATAAATGCATATGAAAAATCAATTGTTACTAAAAATAAAATTGCTGGAATTTTAGACGTTAGAATAGATGGAAAACGATTATTGCCTACAAATAGAATGTGTATAAGTGATTTTAGTCTTACGTCCGATTATGTTAAACAATATTATATGGTTGGATTTTTAGGAATAAATATTTATCCTATTCCAAACAAAGAAGTAAATTATGATATTCAATATGTACCAGAATTTGAAGAAGTATCATTAGAAAATGATACTGAATTACCATTCCCAAATGATTTTCATAAATTAATAATTGAGTATGCAAATGTAAGATTAGCAATGACGAATGAATTTGATACAACACAAGAGATGACAACAACTCAAATGATAACAAGTCAAGTTGAAGATATGTTATATGCTTATCCAGATACACAACATCAAATTAAAAGTTATTGGGATAATGATAACGATGATGATTGCATTAAGGGGTATTTATAATGAGATTATCTACAAAACATGCTAATCAACAATCTGTGATGTTGCAAGACTTTACTGGCGGTCTTAATGTATCCTGTACAGAAAATCTAATAGCAGACAATGAACTTGCTGAAGTAATAAATATGGAAATAGACAGTAATTCTAAATTACTTCGCACAGTGCAGGGCACCGATACTTTATATACTACAACTGAATATACATTTAAAAGTGCAGCGTTTGATATTTTAAATTCTGCACTTATTTTATTTACAGAAGATAATAAAATTCTGGCCACAAAAAATTTTTCTGAAGTAAAAGAAGTTGGAACTTTAACGGGAACAGGCGAAGTAATAACTGCTATGTGGGAAGATGGTCTTTTGATTGCTAGTGGCGGTAAACTTCAATATGCTAAGGGACTTGAAGATGTAGAAACAATAGAAACAAGTCCAGAACATTGTAACGGCGTGTATATTCGTTCTGGTCGTGTACTCATTTTTGATGATACAGACCAGGTATTATTTTCTGGAGTTGGTGATGAAACCAACTGGACTCAAGACTCAAACGACCCATCGGCAAGTCTATTTGCTCAAATTGGATATAAAGTTGGCGGTCATATCATGGGCATGGTCAATATGAGTAAAGATATTTTATTCATAAAATCAAATGGAATGGTTTTCCGCTTAGAAAATGAATATCCAGATTGGCGAATTAGTGAATTAGGAAGAAATATATTCTGTAAAGGTACTGCTAGTTATTGCAATATGGTTAATAGTGTTCTGATTATGAGCGATATATCATTACAAAACATTCAAACAACGCAAGAATATGGCGATATGAAACCTACAAATATAGGCTCTAAAGTTGCCAGTAAGATTGCAAACCTACCTAGTAATACAAAGCTTCGCTATGTGCCACCATTAAATCAGGTATGGTGTATTGGTGAAAATGGCTATGTGCTCGTGTTAGATTGCAATACTAATGCTTTTTTTCAAAGACAATTTAATGATGTGGCGGTTGATGTATTATCTATAAATAATGACGTATATGTGATAAAAGAAAATGCTATATGCAAGTTAAATGCAGGTAAATTTTATGATAATGATGAGCCTTTAATATTTAAGGTAAGAATGAAAACACGTTTAGCCAACTATGAATATTTAGTAAAAAGAATAACTATTTGTGTTACGCCAATGAATTATGAATATACATCAAACTCTCATTTTGATGTAGGTAAGATTTATATACCATTACCGTCTTTTGTTCCTAGTAGTTATATATATGGTAATAGACGTGATATTTTTGATAATGATGAGCCAATAGGATATAGAAATAATAAAAACATTTATGTACCATCTACAGAAAAAATAAAAGATGGTTATGATTCTGTATATGATAATGAAACTGAAATATCATTAATGGAAACCATTAGAAGAACAACACGAGTAGTTTATAGAGCACCTAATATAAGATTAAGTGGTAGTGGTATGGGAGAAAGTTTTATTCTTAATTATATATATATTGATTTTGTGGAGGTGTAATAAATGCAACATGATTTACCATCACCATTGCCAACTATACAAAATGGAGAATTGAAAATAATTTATCCTTTAAATTTTGTATATCGTGGCGATAATACAGAACAATTTGCACGTAAATATACAAAGGAATTTGAAAATGTATATAAAATATTAACAAACTTGATAAGTAATCAATCTCAAAATGTAGGCAATATTCCTTATTCTATAAAAATAGAAGATGATAAATTTTATATACGAAACAAACAAAATGATAGTTGGATATTTTTATTTGATATTTTAAATCCAGATTTAGGAAACAATGAAACAGTATCTGAACATATTCAAGAAATATTAGATAGTTCAAAACAAGCTATAAATGCAGCTAAAGATGCAGAACAATTTATGGTAAATGCTAGAAAAGCTACACAAAAAATATCGCTTAGAACATATGAAACTATCAACGATATGAAAAAGGAAACTGATATACAAGCAGGAATGAGTTTGTATATACAAGGAGCTGAAACGTTTAATGATGGTAAGGCAGCATTCTATGTAGTAAAAGAAATGGCTCAATCTGTAGTTGATGATGATTATGAGATTGTAAAATTAAAAGAAGGTTTATATGCTATAAGAATTTTAGAACAAGATAAATATTTAGCATTAACTGGTGGTACTGTAAATGGGAACGTAAATGTAAATGGTGATTTAACAATAAGTGGAATAATAGATGGTCATTTAAAGGGAACAGCAGATATATCAACTAAAGCAATAAATGATAATAACAATAATAAGATTGATGAAACATATATAAGCAATATTACTTTTAAAGATGGCGTTATAACGTTAGAAAAAGGAAACAAAGATAAAAACAAATTTATTATAGATAATTTTGAAGAATCGCCGACAGTACCTACACCAGAAGCAGGAGATATCAGCCTTAAAATAGCAAATACAAAATTTGTAAATAATCTTTTTAATTTATGGGGCGGAATATTAGATAGTACTACAAATAATGATGATATAAATATTGAATTTGCAAATGGCATATGTATTAAATTTGCAACAGTAAATATAGGAGAAAATGATAATACACAAGCTACAATTTCTTTTTCATCTGCATTTAAAAATAATATTTTATTTGTTTTCCCATCTTTTGGAGATGTTACAGAAAAAACAAATAATAATTTTATTATTAGTTATTCAAATTATGAAAAAAAGTCAAAAATAAAATATATTGCTGTTGGATTAAATAAATAAAGGAAGGAAGAATATGGAACATGAAATAATTGAAAGAAAATATGGATTGCCAGAAGCATTGCCATTAATTAGAAATGGAAAATTAAGTCCAATATATCCTTTAATTTTAGAACATCGTGGTGATGATTTTAGATTATTTGGTGGTAAATATATTGGTGAAATCTTAAATATATATGATTTACTTTACAAATTAGCTACATGGCAAGTAATAGATGAAAATAATCCATTTGAATATGAAGCTAAAATTGAAAATGGTAATTTATACTTTTATGTAAATAGTAAATGGGTTTTAATTGGAAATATAACAAAACCATATTTTGGTGCTGTTGATAATATTGAAAATAAATTTAATGACCAAGTTGAAAACCTAGAATATATAAGTAGAGAGTTTGAAAATATTGCAAATAATATACAAGACAATATTACTAAAATAAAAGATTCTGTTGAAAAATCAGAACAAAATGCAAAAAATTATGCACAAAATGCAAGTGTTTTTGCCGAACAAGTAAATGAAATAGCAGAACGAATGGGAATAGTAGAATTAATAAATGCGTCAAAAGCATTAATAAGATTTAGATGTGTAAAAGGTCATCTAGTATTTCCTGTATCCAATTTTGTTATTGATGATGTTCTATATATTGAAGATATGGTTTATAGTGGAAATTTTAAATCAAATAAAATTACAATAAATTTAAAAAAGGTGATATAAATGGAAACAGTTTCTTATTTAAATGTTGGCGGTACTGATTATGAGCTTGCTGATAAACAAGCTAGAAACGATATTGGTTTAAAAGCAGATAAAGTAGAACTTGAAAAAGTCGCTAGTGGCTCACCTGCTGGAGTTTGTGATAATTTAGCAGCATTACAAAGTGCAGAAGATGTGGATAAAACTAGAATTTATTTAACACTAAACGATGGAAATTGGAATTATTGGAATGGTAGCACATGGGTAAGTGGTGGTGTATATCAAGCAACACAAATAGAAATAAATAGTTTGAGTCCTAATTTAATGACTTTTTTTAATGCTGTAGGTAATTTACTAAAAACAACTTCAATAATTGAGGGTAAAAATTTTGATGATACTGGAAACATTGTTGAAAACGAAACAACTTTTATTACGGATTATATAGAAGTAAAACCAAGCACAATATACAAAGTTTTTAGTCTTAATTGTGTTTTATATAATAGAAATAAAAACAAAATAAAAACAATTACATCTCCTGATGGAAGTTTAGTATTTACGTTTACTACAACAGAGGATACCACTTATATAAGAACAAGCGGTGGTATAGAGGCAATCGAAAACAATTCTTTGTTTGTATTTGAAGGACTAAAAGACTCGGACAAATTTAAAGATATAAAAGGACATTCTCTAAATGATGAAATTCTAGTTAAAATTGACAACACTAATTTAAATGACAAAGTTGTTGGTTATAATAAAACTGATTTTATAAACCGATACGGAAATCTATTAAAATCATCTTCTTATACAAGTAACAAATATTTAAAAAATGACGGAAGTATAATTGACGGCAGTGATGATGACTTTGTAACCGATTATATATTAGTAGAGCCAAATACAACATATAAAATATTTGCGTATAACGTAAATTTATATAATAAAAATAAAGAATTTTTACAAGCTGTAGAACATAGCGGAACTATATTCACGTTTACCACCACAGAAGATACGTTATATATAAGAACAAGTGGTGCGATAACTGCACTTGAAAATGGTTTTTTATATCTATTGAAAGAAAACGATAACAATAAAAACCAAAGAATATACATTGATAAAAATATTAAAATAGATGATAGATATTTTTTAGATTTAAAAAATAATATGCCTAAATTAGCGGAAGGGAAAAACGCAAGAGATTTTGGCGATATTGGTAATAAATGCTATTTTTTAGGAAGATGGATAAAAACAGATAATGGAATGTATACAACATTAGCTGGAGCTAAAATTTTTACTAGAGTTAAGAATACATCTACAGTAGCTTTTGATTTTTCTGATACAACTAATTATATGCTCCGCTTTGCTTATAAAGTGGATAATAATGATTATGTAGTTATAGAAGATAGCACATCTTTTACAATTTCTGATTTGGATAAAAATATAGAACACTATATAGAAGTAGTTATAACATCTATGCACACAGCAATGTTTGCAAGCAATAATGGAGTATATTTAAAAGATATTACCGTTGACGCTGATGGTGAAGCTATAGCTGTAAAACCTGAATGTAGAATAGGGTTATGCTTTGGTGATAGCATAAGTGAAGGCTGGAATGTTAACGGAGATAACAAAAATTCACATCATTTAAATTTTTTAAGTCAAACGAGTAAGTTTTTAAAATGTGGGTTTGTAAGTATTGGTAGAGGTGGAATTGGATATATAAGTAAAAGTAATTCGGATTGGTTGCCTGTAAAAGGTACCGAAGGAGAAGAAACAGCTTATAATGCTAATGGTTCTTATATAGATTGCCTTAATAGTAGTAATAAACACATTGATGAAAAAGTAGATTTTATCCTTATTGAATTAGGCACAAATGATAATGTAACTGATTTAGAAAGTTATAAACTAATTGTAAAAAACTGCGTAAATAGAATAAAAAATAAATATCCTGGTAGAATTATAGTTGGCTTAATTCCACTTAATGGTAAAAATAAAGAGATTTTAACGGAAGCATACGAAGAAATTAATATAATTATTATAGATTGTAGTAAATATCTAGTTTCTACAACAGATAATGTACACCCTGATTTACAAGGCAGTATAAATTTCGGATATTGCTTGAGTGAAGATTTATTAAATATTTTTGGTAAATCATATTTTTTAATTTAAGAAGGTGATTAAAATGCAGGAATTTTTGGCGGATATGGTTTCGTTTTGCAAGACGATTATACCAGTCCGATTAGAGATTGAATGGGGAGCGTGTTTCGCTACTGTGGGGACGATATGTAGTCATTTATTTGGTAGCTGGTCAAACTTGTGGGAAGCTATTCTATTATTAATGGTGTTAGATTATATAACAGGTCTTTTATCAGCCTGGATAAATCCAAACAAAAAACTTGATAGCAGAAAAGGTTGGCGAGGATTAGCAAAAAAGGCTGTCATCGTCATTATTATTATGGTGGCACATACGGCAGATATTGTTTTCAATCAAGGAACTATCACGCGAGATATTGCGATTTTGTTTTATATTGCCAACGAGGGCCTAAGTATATTAGAAAATGCTACAAACTGTGGTGTACCAGTTCCAACTAAATTAAAGAATAACTTAGCACAGTATGCCATACAAAAAGAAAAAATTAGAAAATAAAAAGAAAGAAGGATTAATAATGATTAGAAATTATGTTAGTGTAAAATTAATTAAGGCTGAACCATGTAAGGCATGGAAAGATTTTTTAGGCTTTTTATGGTTATGTGCTAAATGTGGATTTAAAGGTGATAAATAATTATGGACGTATTAGCGATGAAGCAATTAATATTTAATTGCATTTGCGGTGGATTCTTTTTATTTGGTTTTGCAGTAGGATATATTTTTGGGAGTGATAAATAATTATGGAATTAAAAGATACTGTTAAATTAATGTTAAGTGCTGATTTTAAAGAAAGATTTCAAGCTGAATATCATCAAGATAAAAAAAGAGCAGAAGGTTTAGCAAAAATGTTAAAAGCTTATAAAGCAGGAACATTACCATTTAAGCCTAAATGCAGTTATGAGCTTTTATATGAACAATTAATCTATATGAGAGCTAAATTAAAAGTATTAGAAGAACGTGCAGAAATTGAAAATATTGATTTGGCGGTGATTAATGATGAAAGTAATTGACGTTTCGGCTTGGCAAGAATGGATCGATTGGCAAGCAGTAAAAGATGCTGGGATTGAAGGAGTTATTCTAAAAATAGGAGAACATTATAAACTTGATAAAAAGTTTATAGAACATGTAAATAACGCTGTAGCGTATGGATTACGCTATGGCGTTTATTATTATGGACACGCTTCATCTATTAATGAAGCTGTAGCAGAAGCTAATTGGGTTGATAAACAGATTAAGACATATCTTAATGGGAAAAATCCTGAACTCGGTATTTGGTATGATGCTGAAGATAAAGATATGTTAGAAGGATATTTAAATGTAGTTTATCCTATTGCTAATTTTATCAGTACATTGTTAGAAAAAGGGTATAACTATGTAGGCTTATATAGTTCTTATAATTGGCTCACAAATATTATAGACTTAAAAGCATTGCCTGATTATGTACCTATTTGGTCAGCTCAATATTATCATCAAAATAGCTTTGCTATAGAAAATCCTAATCGTATATGTCGAATGTGGCAATACACCGATTGTGAACGAATTGGAAATATGGGGCTTGATTGCAGTGTCTACTATGAATGATTACCAGGATATAATAGATAATTTACCAAAACCGACAACAGATTTAGAAGAACAATATTTATATTCAATCGTAATGGCAATGGCTGGTAAAGATTATCAGCCATTTTCTAAACCTTTTTGGCGGAAAGAGCAGTATTTAAAAGCATGGTGGGAGATAACTAAGCTAAAAGTAGCTGAAGGAAATATTCCAAACGATAATTCTGTAAGTACAGAAAAAATTGTTGATGGTGCTGTTACCTTAATTAAGCTTGCAAAAGAAGTAGTTGATAAGCTATTAGCTGATGACAAAATTGAAACAAGCATGATAAAAGATTTATCAATAACTACAGAAAAGCTGGTTAATAATGCTATAATTTCGGAAAAGATAGCTGAAAACACTATTATATTGAGTAATTTGTCTAAAGAGGTAACAAATTTACTCTTAACTACAAACCATGTAGGTATAATACAACAACCTCAAATAAATCAAATTACAGAAAGCGGAGATACGCTCACGCTAGATGTATTAAAAAATAAAATCAATGAGATAATTCAATTATTAAATAATGCGGAAGTTACAAAATGAAGGAGTGTTTATCATGATTAAAACTATTAAACTTGTAAGTAAAGAACCAATTGAAGGTATTACAAAAGCAAAGATTAAAGATATTTTTGAAACATCTAAAAATCCTAACCAGGTATTATTGGATAATGTACCTGAATTTTGCTTTATGCAGGGCGATGTACTTTATTTTACAGGGCTTAGAGCATTAAATCCTTGTATTGAAGAAATGGAAGTGAACACACTTGAATGATGTGCTTAGTAAGATTAAAAAATATAAATATATTATTATTGGCGGTATTATTATTGTGGTCTTGTATGTGTGCAGTCTGTGGAGCGACAGAAAAGACTTATACGATAACGGAAAGCCAACTGACGCAATTAGAAACGAACTTGACCGAGCTGAAGGAGCAAAACAAGACATTGCAAACACAGCTTCAGATATCGCAGACACAAGTGAAAAACTTGAAAACGCAATCGGAACAGCTACAGACGCAAGTTCAAACTTTGAATCAATCCTTAGCGAATGCCAATCAATTATTGACGCAATACGAAAACAATAACAATAATGATTATGCAATTGGATTAGGAATAAGCAAAAATGGTATAGCTGTAACAGCCGATATTGAAAATAAATGGATAGCCATTGATGAAAAAAATATAATGGTAGGCTATAAATTTAAGTTTTAATCTTGATATTATACGCATTTGGGCGTATAATATTTTTAAGGAGGAAGCTAATGAAAAGACGCGAACTTCTTAAAATTCTTCAAGCTAATGGTTGGTATTTTAAAAGGAACGGGGCAAATCATGATATTTATACTAATGGTGTAAATACAGAATATATTCCTCGTCATCCTGATATAAATGAACGATTAGCTAGAGGAATAATCAAAAAGTGGGGACTTAAATAAGTCCTCATTTTATAATAAAGGGAGGCTGTTTTTATGAATAAATTAGCATATCCTGTAATTTTTGAAAAAGATAATGGTGGCTATTTTGTAACTGTTCCTGATTTAGAAATTAACACTCAAGGAAATACTTTTGTAGAAGCTATTGAAATGGCTCGTGATGTAATAAGTTTATATATTTTAGACCATAAAGAAGAGGGTAAAATATTTGCTAGACCTAATACTAACAAATTTACTTTGCCTGAAAATGCCGTTGTATCATATGTAGATGTTGATATAGATATATATCGTCAAAAATTTGGAACAAAAACTGTAAAGAAAAATTGTACTATTCCTGCATGGTTAAATGCCAAAGCCGAAGAATTAAACATTAATTTTTCAAAAACATTACAAGAAGCATTAATTAAAAAAGTAAGTGTATAATATAAAGGACAAGCAATTTGCTTGTCTTTTATATTTAATGGAGAATTTTATGAATATATTAGATGAATATATAAAAAAATATGAGCAAAAAACAAAAGATAAGTTTAAACCAAAAGAAGGGTTTAAGCTTTTTTATTTGCCTTCTCGTGGCTTTTGTGAATTTAGCACTACTCAAGATAATAGTATGCTAATGATTTATCAAATGGCTGGTGATGGCAAATTTTGGCGAGATTTTGCCACAGTATTTGCTCAAATGCTAGGGATAAAAAAACTAGGTACAATATGCATACGAGAAAATATAAAAGCTTATATTCGTTTTTGGGGATATAAGATAACTAAAAAAGAGCCGCTCAATGACGGCTCTTTTATCTATTATGCAGAAAACAAAGAAGGTAAGAAGGCTCGTGTATCACCTGTACATATGCATGATGATATAACAAGGATTTCTTATTATGTAACATGGGATATTTAGATATAGAAAGTAGGTGAGGTTATGCATGCATACAAACCTAAAATTTATTATATAGATTTGCAGTTATTCAAAGGAAATACAACGGTAAACAACCAATCGTATCAACCAACAGAATATGAGCTACAGCTGCAAAAAGTTCAAGCTGACTTAGCTAATCAATATGCACCTAATGCAGTTTGGCTCAATGATACTGCTAAAAATATTCTGCAAAATTCAATAGGTGCTGTTCGATATGATTTTAACACAGCTAATAATCAAGCACAAAGTCAAATAAATCAAGCAAACCAAAATAATCAAGCTTTGGCTAATGGACAATTACCGCAAGCAGCACTAGACAATATAACTAATAATGTATCAACCATAGCGCAAAATAGTATGGGTAATTTATTAAATGGACTTGCTAATAATGGTGTATTGAATAGTTCTGTAACAACTACAGGAATGAAAGATTTATCTGATAGTGTGAATAATACTATTTCACAACAACAACAAAGTTACATGAACTTATTAAATGGAATAAATAATGGAAATATCAATAATGCATCGGCAGGAATAACAACAGCAGCAGGAGCACAAGAAGCGGCTCAACAGCCAGCACTTAATTTGTGGAATGCTTCAACAGGGCTTGCAAGTTCAGGCAATTCAACGCTTAATGCATTAGCAGGTAAAGGAACGACTACAACTACTCAAACCACTAGCGGTGGCGGATTACTTGGTGGATTGTTTGGCGGATTATTTTAAGAAGGGAGTTTTTAATAATGGCTGGAAATTACAATTCAACTGGTCAAGACTGGTATCAACAAAGATTAAATCAAATAGCATCGATGATGAGTATGCAAAATGCAGATCCAGCATATTTAGCAGGCTCATTAATTTCAAAGTATTTTTTAAAACCACAAATACAAAATTATTTACAAGATAAAATGTCAGGAACTGGAAATAATAATCAATCATTAGCTACAGATAATTTAAATACAACAGGTAATAGTTTAACTGATACAGCAATTAAGGCATATTCGCCCAATGGTGAATTATTTGTACCACAAACAAAAGAAGAATTATTGAATACTCCAATTAGTGGATATGATATATACAGTGCTGCACAAGCAAACAATCAAAATATGGATTTAAGCAGATTAGGGCAACAACAAGAACAGCCACAAACACAAGCTCAAATAAATGAAAATAATAATAACTTAACCAATCAAGCGGTAATGCAAGAAGCACAAAAAGATAATGGCTCGTTAAGTGGTAATAATATAATGTCTGACTTAGGTCAAAATGTAGTTAACAATGCAATTTCAAATGTATTTGGTATACCTTCTTTTTATCAGGCCTCATCACTAAAAACTGGTGGTGAGGCTAATTCTTATAATGGACAATCTATTGAACAAATGCTATATCAACAAATAATTGACGCTAAAAATAAATATGCTAGTGCACAACAAAATGGAGATACCCAAGGAATGCAACAAGCACAACAACAGGCAAATGGAGCAAGACAACTTGCTTATTTATACGGCATAAAATTAGATGTAGCAGGGGGAGAAAATACAGTTGAAGAAGTACAAAACCGCTTAAATAAAGTTAAAAACTTTGATAATCCTACTTATGATGATATAAAAATGCAATTATTAAATGGTGTTTTACAATCTAAACAAGACTATGCAAATGCTCAACAAAATAATAATACGCAAGATATGCAAAATGCGAATATGAGAGCAGAAGCTATTAGACAATTAGCAGCCGAAAATGGAATATCAATTCCAGAAGCAGGCTCTGATGTAAGCTTAGAAAATTTAGCACGAATGATACAAGGTGAACAAGCTCAACAAAATGCTAAAAAACAACAGGAAGAAACTGAACAAATAAATAATTTAACGCCACAAGAACTATTAAAACAGCCTGATATTACTGTAAATCCTAATAATTTTTATCAACGAGCATATCAAGAAGCTATAAAGAAAAGAATACCAGAAGATTATGCACGTCAATTTGCTTCTGATATGGCTATGCAGTATGAAGCAAAATATATGAATAATCTTCAAAATGTCATGAATACAACAGGAGTTAATCCAGATGGTTCTTTAAATAGTATGGGTATTGCTTTATTATCACAAGCAACATTAGCAAACAATCCTGAAATGGCTCAATTATATGCTAGTCAATTTGCTTCACCAAAAGAACAATGGGGATTTGCACGCGATATAGATAAGGCAAATTTAGCACAACAATTTACACAAGCGAATATAGATAGAAAATATAAACAATCTGTTGATATGCTTGCTAGAGAAACAGCAGCTCAAAAAGATGTAAATGCTTTTAATACGGGATTACAACTTAAAGTAAAAGATTATGTAACAAGATTGGAAATGAGTATAAGAAATCAAAGTGAACAAAATAAAGCTAATGCCCGTCAAGATGCTGCTCAACAATTAGTAAGTGCTGGGGTATGGGACCAAGGACAGGGCTTACTTTATGTTTTAACTGGTAAAATGCCTAATAGTGATAATAACTCGTCATCTGATAAAGTACCAGATTGGTCAAGACCGTTAGCAGAAGGATATGCGAAAGCTAAACAATCATTAGATGCTGAAGACATTGATAACTTTAAAAATGAGGTAGCAAAATACTTACCAGAAATGGACGAAGAAGATAGCACGTATGCCAATTCAATGATATTAGCACTTGAAGGACGGAGAGAACTTGAAGCTGGATATACCGATATGGCTGAAAAATATTTCAGTGGAATACCAGATAAATATAAAAAAGAATTAATTCCTGGATATTAAAAATAAGGAGATTATATTATGTCTAAATTTTTACAGAACTTTATAAAAGCAACAGGCCCTGTTGGAACATATAACGCAGAAGAAGAAAAAAGACGACAAGAAGAAAATGAGTCTACATTAGATAAAATATTTGATACCGCTGGTGATATAGCCAGCGGTATTTCTAATAATGCTGAATATGTAGCAAATGGAATTTCTAATAATTATGATTGGGTAGCAAACAATATATCTGATACTTATAATGAATATATTCCACAAAAACTTAAAGATACTGTAGCAGGTTTAGAACGAGCAATGCCGTTTGGAGAATTGAAACATTTAGGAATTAATCAGTCGCCTATCAGTTTATTATTTAGTGGATTGGCTGGTGCAAATGAAGTTGAACACGCAATGCAACAAACATATGCACCAACTGCTGCTGAATATAATTATAATTTTGGTAAAGGTGCTGTTAGTGGAGCAAGTTCTGTAGCTGGTGGGATTGCTGATATATTCGGAGCAGAAAAAACAGGAAATGAATTAAATGCTATTTCTAAATTAAATAAAAGAGATAGAGAGTATAGTGGAGCAGATAATATTTTATCGCTAGATTACTTAACTAATCCATCTGGCTTGACTTATGATGTTGGTAATATGGTCGGCTCAATGGCTGCATTATATCCATCTTCATTCTTAGCACCAGCTACAAAAGTAACATCAGCAGCACAGACATTAAAAAAATTACCTTTTTTACGTGGATTAAGCGACGATGCTTTAGAAACAATGATAAGAGGTTCTATAACATCTGTACCTGAAAGTTTATCTGAAGGTGGTAATGTAGTAAGACAAGCAAAAGAAGAAGGATTAGACAATCCGTTTTTACGCGGTTGGAAAACTGCTGGATTGAATTTGCCATCATTGGCAATATCGAATGGTCTTGAATATGGATTACTTGGCGGAAAGATATTTAAGCCTCTTGCGGTAGAAGGAGAAAGCATTCCTAAAAGATTAATTAAAGGGACATATCGTTCTGTTCCTTCTACATTAGCTACATCGGCTCAACAAGGTTTAGAAGAGTATGTACAGCAAGGTATTTCAAATGCACAAACAGATAAAGATTGGGGATTGTTGCCTTGGAACGCTAGTCAAGACCAGCTTGACTCTCTACTTATAGGAGCACTTACAGGAGCACCAATGAGCGGAGCTGCTTCTTATACAAGATATGTAACAGACCAAGGTGTACCAAAAGGCGTAGAAAATGAAAAAGCATGGGAAGCTGCAAAAATCGCTGCTGATGATATAGGACGACCAGATTTAACAAAATATATTTATTCACAATGGGCATTAGAAAGTGGAAGATTTACTGCTGGAAATGCTAACAGAACTAATAATTTTGCTGGCTTAAAAAGAACGGATACTACAGCAAATGAGTTACAAAGTTTTGATTCAATAGAAGATTTTGCTCATGAGTATGCAAAACAAACATTAAGCCATTATGATTTATCCAATGTAAAAAATGGACAAGATTTTGCACGTGTATTATATGATAATGGATATTTTTCTTCTGACCCGAATGAGTATGGAGCGAATATTGAAAGTATTGCTGGTGAAATACAAGATGATGGACTATCAAGATATAATATGCATACGTATAATTTATCTGTTCAACCAGGAATAGAAAATCAAATAGAAGGACTTACTCCTGCATTTAAAAGTGCATTACCATATATTGGTGGTATTCTTGATGATATGGGTATGGCAGAAGGTTCAGCAATTTCATCAGCATATAGAACACCTGAACATAATAGAGAAGTTGGAGGCGTTGAAGGTTCATATCATACAAAAGGTGATGCAGTAGATATTGTTTTACCAAACGGAATTACAGACGAACAAGCACAAGCTGTAAGGAAACGTTTTGAGGACACAGGAGCTTTCGAAGATGTATTATTTCATGACGTAGGCAGTGGATATCATTTACATTTAGAAGGATATAAAGGTGGATTAGGAACAAAAGGTAAAACAAATATAGCAGAAGCAAGCGTACAATTTGATAATTCTATTTTAGATTTTGCTAATGATATGCTTAATAATGCTGATGGTGAAACGACAGAATTTTTTAAGGATAAAACAATAATAGATGGAAGAGGAAATAAACTATTTAAAGCTACTGATGATAATTTAAGAGCATTAATACAACGTTATCCAGGTATAGAAGATAATATTTATGATTATGTTAATAGTAGACAAAAACAAAATAATGAACCATTAACTAAATCAATTAAAACAACTAATACAGTTAAACCATCATCAAACGAAAATAAATCTACAAATAATAATAAAATTCAAATGGAAACTCCTAACCTTGATAGGTTACGTGAGTTTGCAAGACAACGAGTTAAAACAAGTAGAAATCCAGAAGAAATAGCTAAATTACAATCATTATTTAAAAATAATAATGAAGATAATCAATTCTTAGATGAGCAAAAAGCAAAACAATATTTGATGAAAAATTATGCTAATGAAATAGCTAATAATCAACAAGTACAACAACAGCAAAATAATGTTGTTAATGACAATGTACAAAAAGTTGAATCAACATCAACAGCTAACAACATTCTACAAAATAAAATTCTTAATCCAATTCAGCTCGCTAATCAAACAAGAATAGAAGCTAGAAGAAATAAATTAATTAAAAGCGGTGTTGAGTTTGCAAAAAATTTCACATTACCACCGCAAGTTTATGGTTCATATAAGACACCAAAACAACGAGAACAAATAGTAAATGAAGAACCTTCTAATAACGTTGAACAAAATCAAAATATTGATTTAGAGCCATATTTTAATCAATATATCAATACATTAGATACATCATTAAAAAAATCACAAGCTACAAATACATTAAAGAAAATACTTCCTAATAGTGAAATTTCTCGTCAAGAAAGAATAGAAAAATCTATAAGCGATGACAGTTATAATGTTCAAAAAGATGGAAGTAATTATTATTTAGTTAAAGATGATAAAAAAGAAAAAATAACTAAAGGAGAACATGATTATTTCAACTTCTTAAAAGACAAACTAAATAAAAATAATAAAGAAGAAGTTAAAGAGCAAAAAAAATCAAGCGAAAAAGAAGCTTCTACTGAACAGATAGAAAAAATACCAGAAAACTTCAAAGACCCTACAGTGGAAGAAGTAAAAAAAGGTGATGAATATACAAAACAATTATTTAAAGATTTAGAAGCTATAAACGACCATGATATAAAAGAAGAACTTAAAAATAAGTTAATTAAGATAAGAAAAAAATATAAAGACTTGATGGAAAAAGTATTTACTCCAGAAGGTAAAGGATTAGGAATTGATGACATATTAGCTGAATCAGCAATAGCAAGAAAACAAGCAATTGAAGAAGCAGTAGCAAAAGATAAAGAAAAACAAAGCAATGATAAAGTTACAAAAGAAAAAGAGGTTGATGTAAAGGAAACTAACGTAACAGAAGAAAAAACTAAAGAAGAAAATAAACCGCAAGAAGAAAATGTAGAAAAAGAAGAAAAAACTAAAGAACAAAAAAGCAACAAAAAAAATCCTATTATCTATAAATTTAATGATAAAATCGGTATGTATAATGGTTTTTTAAGAGGAAATGTAATAACATTAACTTCAAAAGATGCTAAAAAAAGTAATTATACAGAAAAAGATTTTGATAGTGTAGATTCTCCTGAATTAAGTCAAAGACTGTTATTTGGTTCTAACAGAAAATTTGATGTAACATTAGATGAAATAGATAACTCATTAAAATATGCTGGTAACAAGTATTCAGCTTTAAATAAAATAGCAAAAGAAAAAGAAGCAGAAGCTGTTGAACAGTGGATAAATAAAGCTACAACAAAAGAAGAACAAGATAATCGCCGTGATATATGGGAAAATAATCCTCGCGTTGGTAGATATTCAGCAGTTGAAAGTAGAACTATTGATTCAATTGTTCGTGTTATAGATAATATATATAATTATGCTAAAGACAATAATTTAATAAATAAAACTGATGAGGTGAAAGATAATGGCGTTCTCGATGAAGAACAGAATAGACGAGGAAATATTACAAATGGAAGTAAACAATCCGAAGGAACTGGAAGCAATGAAGAAGAAAGGAAATCTTCGTCAACAAGTACAGAAAATAATCGAGGAGAGGGACAATCAACACGAGGACTTGACACAAATGTTGATGAACGACCAGACACCAACGGACGATTATCTGGAGTTGACCAGACGCAGAATGGAAGCGGAAATGCTGGCTTGGGAAATGATGAACGAAAGATAGAACCTTTAACAACAGAAACGGTAAAAGAAATAAGTAATGAGCCTGCACTTATTAACTATAGAATGTCAGATAAAGATAATGTCGGTGAAGGTGGTAAAGAAAAACGATATAAAAATAATATAAAAGCAATAAAACTTTTAAAACAATTAGAAATAGAAAGTAGAAAAGCAACGTCTGCAGAACAAAAAACATTAGCAAAATATAGTGGCTGGGGCGGAATGACATCGGTATTTTCTGATGAAAAAACAAATAATGAATTAAAAGAATTATTAACCGATGATGAATATAGAGCAGCTAAAGAGTCTATGCTTTCTGCATATTACACAGCACCTAATGTAGTAAAATCTATTTGGAAAATTGTTGATAGATTAGGATTTAAAGGCGGTAAAATACTTGAACCATCAATGGGAGTAGGTAATTTCTTTGGTCTTATGCCTGAAAAAATAATGGGAAATTCATATTTAACAGGCGTAGAATTGGATAAAATAAGTGGTCAGATTGCTACACAACTTTATCAAAAAGCTAATATTAATATCACTGGATTTGAAAAACTTAGTTCTCCTGATAACTTCTTTGATTTAGCTATTGGTAATGTTCCATTTGGTCAATTTAGAGTACACGATGCTAAATTCAATAAATATAAATTTGATATTCATAATTACTTTTTTGCTAAAGCTTTGGATAAAGTTAGACCAGGTGGATTGATTGTTTTTATAACTACTAAAGGAACTATGGATAATAGTCATGATTCAAAGCGTTTACGTATATATTTAAAAGATAAAGCTGATTTAATAGGTGCTATTAGGTTACCTGATACAGCATTTAAAAATAATACAGGTACAAATGTTATTTCTGACATAATAATATTAAAGAAACGCATTGACCCATTAAAAGCAGATATTAATGCTAAAGATTGGATTGAAACAGACCTTATTGATGTTGATGAACGTATGTTTCAAATGAACCAATATTATATAAAAAATCCTGAAATGGTAGCTGGAAAAATTACATCAATTTCTGGTCGTTATGGAAACGATGCTTTAAATGTAAGTGGTAAGGATATTGATTTACCTAAAAAGTTATCAAAAATAACAAAAAAAATAGCTGAAGATGTTTACGAGCCATTGTTAAATCCTGTAAAAGATAGTAAACAGGCTACAATGGAATATCTTGCACCGAATAAGCTTAGAGATAATTCTTATACTATTGGTAAAAGTGGTAAAGTATATCAAAATATAAATGGTAAATTAGAAGAAGTTCCAAAAGCAAAGCAAAAACTTGTTAAAGATTTTGTTAATGTTAAAAACAAATTAAAACAATTATTGTCAGCTCAAGTTGATAACAAAATAAGTGATACAGCTATTTCAAAGATAAGAACAGAACTTAATACTTTGTATGATACATTTGTTGAAAACAACGGATATTTGAATAATAAAAACAATTCTCGTTATCTTGCAACTGACCCAGAATACGGAATGGTATCGGCAATAGAACGATATTCAGAAGATAAAAAGACTAAAAAAGTTACTGTTGGAAAATCAGATATTTTTAATATGCGAACAGTTGGATTAGTAAAAAAACCAACAAAAGCTGACAGCCCATCTGACGCACTAGCTATAAGTTTACGCGAACAAGGAAAAGTAGATATTGATTATATGGCTAATTTAGTTGGAAAAGAGCCAAAAGAAATAGTTGAAAATCTCAAAGGCGTTATTTATAAAAATCCGATGACAGGATTATATGAAACACAAGATGAATATTTGTCTGGCAATGTACGTGAAAAATTAGCTCAAGCTGAAGAAGTAGCGAAAACAGATAGTAGCTATAAAGAAAATATTGAGGCACTCAAAAAAGTTCAACCAGTTGACCTTGTTCCAGAAGAAATAACAGTTAATCTTGGTGCTTCATGGATACCAGCAAGTGATATAAAACAATTTGCAGCAGAAACTGTTGGTGTAAATAGTGATTATATTGATGTAATTTATTTGCCAGCTAATGGTGAGTGGGCAGTTAAAGCTGATACTTGGGTTAAAAATAATGTTTCGTTTACTGAAACATGGGGTATTAGTAACCGTTGGTCTTTTGATAAATTGCTAGAAGCAGCATTAAATCAAAAGCGACCAGTCATAAAAAAGACTATTAGTGAGAATAAATCAGTCGTTGATGATGATGCTACAACAGCTGCAAATAATATGATTGATAATATTAAAAAGGCATTTAATGATTGGATATGGTCAGACGAAAAGCGAACAAAAAGATTACTTGATTATTACAATACAAACTTTAATAATTGGAAGTTGCGTGAATATGATGGTTCACATTTAATATTACCAGGATATTCATTAATAGCACCACCGTTAAGAAAACATCAAAAAGATGCTGTATGGCGTATAATGCAAAATTCAAATACTTTACTTGCTCATAGTGTTGGTGCTGGTAAAACATGGACTATGCAAACAGCAGCAATGGAAATGCGTCGTTTAGGAATTTGTAAAAAACCATTATTTGTTATTCCTGGACATATGATACAACAGTTCGCAAATGAATTTAGACAAATTTATCCTAATGTTCAATTGTTAATAGTATCATCTGAAAACTTACCAGAAGTAACAAAAAAAGATAAGGACAGTTCAAGAAAATCAGAAAAAATTGCACAACGCCAAAGAATTTTAACACAAATAGCTACAGAAGATTGGGACGGAATAATTATTTCGCATGATATGTTTAAGCGAATTCCAATGTCGCCAGAAGCATATAATGAATTCTATAGAGAACAAGAAAATTCACTAGAGCAAGCTATAAGAGAAATAAATTCTCAAGGCGATAAAAGTTTGTTAGATAGCATGGTAACTCGTAACCTTGAAAAATCAATAATTAATCTTAAAACAAAATTAAAACGAGATATTGCTGAAGAAAAAAAAGACATGGTTATACCTTTTGAAGAATTAGGCATAGACCAGATATTTGTTGATGAAGCAGATTTATTTAAAAATTTATCTTTTACAACAAAAATGCAACGTGTAGCAGGTTTATCAAATACAGGAAGTCAACGTTCTATGGATATGTATTTAAAAACAAAATATATAACTAAAACTAATGGCGGACGTGGTGTTGTTTTTGCAACTGGTACACCGATATCAAATACACTTGCTGAAATGTATACAATGATGCGTTATCTTGATGAGGATAATTTACGTAAAAATAATTTATTGTATTTTGATAATTGGGCTAATCAATTTGTAGATATTACTCAAACTGTAGAAAGAAATCCAGATGGAAATGGTTATAGAGCTGTAAATAAAGCTTCAGCATTTGTTAATAAGCCAGAAATGGTTAAAATGTTTAGGAAATTTGCTGATGTAAAACGCCCAGAAGATTTACATTTAAAAGTACCAAAAATGAAAACTGGAAAAAGAATTGTAGTTTCGGTAGAAGCTTCATCTGCATTAAAAGATTTTATTACTAACGATGTAAAAAATAGAGCAGAAATGATACGCCAAAGAAAAGTAGACCCAACAGAAGATAATATGTTAAAACTTACAGGAGAATTGCGAAAAGCTAGTCTTGATGTAAGATTAATAAACCCAGAAGTACCAGTTTCACAAGCAGGTACAAAAATATCTTCACTTGTAGATAATGTTTATAAAGAATACAAAGATAGTAATAGTACAAAAGGAGCACAACTTATATTTTGCGATTTATCTACACCAGCAGGAGTTAGCGATAAAAATAATGATAATGTTGATGTAGATACAGATAATGAAAACGATATATCTAATGGCAAATTTAATGTATATCATGAAATAAAACGACAACTAATAGAAAAAGGAATAAAAGAAAATGAAATAGCTTTTATTCATGACGCAAAAACAAGGGCTAAAAAACAAGAGTTATTTGATAATGTAAATAATGGTAAAGTGCGTGTGCTGATTGGTTCAACAGAAAAAATGGGGGCAGGAACTAACTGTCAAAAAAAACTTGTTGCATTACATCATTTAGATTGCCCATGGCGACCTCGTGATATAGAGCAACGAGAAGGACGTATTTTACGACAAGGAAATGAAAATAAAGAAGTCGGGATATATACGTATGTAACAAAAGATAGCTTTGATGCTAATATGTGGGAAAAAATAAAGAATAAGCAGCATTTCATATCAGAAGCGTTGAGTGCTGATATTACACAACGTATTATTGAGGATAACGACGTATTAGCAATGAGTTTTGCCGAAGCTGAATCGTTAGCTTCTGGTAATCCATTAATGGCAGAAAAAGTTCTTATTGATGCTGAGGTTGGAAAATATACTAGCTTAAAAAATTCTTTTGATAAGAAGCAATCAAGAATAAAAAGAGAATTAGAAAAGCTTCCAGGAAAAATTGAAAATGCTACAAAAGCAAGTGAAAAAGCTACTCTTGATGTTAAACAACATAAAGATATAAGCGGTAAAAACTTTTCAATTAAAATTGGTAATAGGCTGTTTACTGACCGTAAAAAAGCACAATTGGCATTAGATAAAATTACAGAACCAATATTGAAAGAACAAAATAAAAATAATACAAAAATAGGTGAAATAGCTGGATTTGATTTAAAAGCTAGATTTGTTCCTACTTCTACAACTCTTTATGGACATACTACAAAAACGAGTGGAGAAGTAATTTTAACATTGGTAAATAATTGGTCATATGAAGCTAAAAATTCTATTAGAAGTATTGAAGCTACAGTAAATAATATGCCACAAAAAATAGTTGAAACTAATAACGATATAATAAAACAATCTGTCGAAAGACAAAAAGAACTAACAAAAGAAATGAATAAGAAATTTGCTGATGAGGATAAACTAAATGAATTATTAGCTAAACAAGCTGATATCAACAGCAAATTAAATATAGGTGTAGATAATAATGTTGATAACAATTATGATGAGGATATGACAGATAACGTAGTTGAAAGCGAAGACGATAACGTAGTTAAAGAAGAAAATGCACCTAAAAAAGATGACGCTGATTTCTTGAATGAACATATTATAGTTGGTAGCCTTACAAAAGAAGGTATAAAAACTACAAAAAGCACTAAAGAAAAATCATCGCCTGAACAATCAATAAATGTTGATGACTTTGATTTCTCTAATGAAAAACCAGTTAAATATGTAGATACTATACACATTAACAAAGATACTAAAGAAAAAATAGATAATATAAAAGATATCTACAATTATTATTTTGGGTATGATTCAAACCTACAAACTACAACTGGTAATATGAGAAAAATTGTTTTAAGAATGCGCAATAGGCTTTTAATGATACCTGAAGTATCAAATAGTAGTGCTCAAAATTTAAAACAAAATGTAAAAAAATATATTGAACCAATAATAAAATCACTAGCTAAAGATGATGTCGATAATAAAGGTAAATACAATGGCTTCATAAATATTTTTAAAAATGATAAATTAGCTGCTAAAAAAAATACATCACCTTATGAAATTAATCCTGACAAAACTATTGACGAATTTGCGGATATAATCACATCTATGATAGAAAAGAAAAAAGAAATAGAAGCAAAAAAAGGAAATTCATCTGATAGTAGCTCTGGTAGTATTGAGAATGTTGATGATGACAAATTTACTTTAGATACTCATACTGATACTAGAAATGGCGAATTAAAATATCGTGTAAAAGTAAAAGAGCAAATGAATTTTCAGCAGTTGAAATCATTAGCAAAACAATCTGGCGGTGGATATAGTAGATTTGCTAAAGGTTTTTTATTTTCGTCATCAGAAGATAGACAGAAATTTGTTAATGCGGTTAGAGGAATAACAGATAAAGAACAATCTAGTAATTATTCTTTTGCTGAAGATATGTATAAAAAATTAGATGAGTATGTAGATATTAGAGAAAAAGCTGATTTCGATAATGTTAAAATTGGCGATTATGAAAAAGAAATATCTGCAATCGGCGATAGAATGGGAACTCCAATATATTGGTTTACAGGTCCAAAAGGATTTAGAGGTTGGCACTCTCACGGTACAACATATCTTAATGTAAATGGTAACTGGTCCCACCCTAAAGTATTTTGGCATGAAACATTCCATTGGATAGCCAGAAATAATCCTAGTTTGTTTAATGATATGTTAAATGATATGAAGAAAAGAGTTACACCAAAACAGATTGAGGATTATCGTAAAACTGTTTGGCGTGGTGATAAATTATCTGAAGATAAAATTATTGAAGAAATGATGGCTGATGGTTTTTATGATGTAGTTAAACGTGTTAAATATTTAAGAAATTTAGGCAAAGAAAATAAATCTTTGGCCAAAAGATTAATTTCATTTATTCGTGATTTAATGAATAGATTTACTGATTTCTTAAACAATCCTAAAGCTGGATTGACTAATACACAGAAGAAATCTATGTTTAAAAATTTTATGAAACTATCTTCATCTATCGTTGATAATCAGGGAAATAAACTATTTGAACGTGGAAAAAATGGCGAGATAAAAATTAATGATAATAGAGATTTTTATTCTATAGGTAAAGAAGAAGAGGAGTCTTTAATTCGTCAATATGGTGAGGATTATATGAGCGTTTTATTTGACGATGACGAATATAACTCTCAATTTTCTGCTGACAATGATAAAAGTGTTGATAGTGCTACAGGTATTTTTAAAGGTGCTTTTAAAAATATTAAAAATAGATTTACTAAAAATAAAAAAGATGAGCGTATAAAGATATACAGTAAAAGTGCACATGATAAAAAAGTTGATGAGCTTGGTAATATTGGTGGTTTTGAATCTATATTATCATCACCAGAAAGATTAGCCGAAAAGTATGTAGCATTTAAACCCGTATTTAATTATGCTGATAATGCTATGCGTAAACAACTTAAAAATCGTCATTATTATAATAAAAAGTTAAATGAAGCGTTTGATTATCTTGAAAACAAAGATAAGGATATAGAGGAATTAAATGATTTGATGTTTAAAGGTGATGCATTAAGCGAAGAGTATGGAAAAGGCATAACTGATTTTGAAAAACGTGCAGATAAAATCGTAGAAGAAACAGGAGTAAAAAAAGGTACAGCTAAAGCATATATTGCTATTAGAGGTCTTTTAAATGAGTGCTATGAGTTAATAAATAGAGCTAGAACGCAAATACAAACAAAATCAGAAATTATTTCTAAAAGTAAACTTGAAGGATTAAAACAAAATAAATTCGTCAATATCTTAGATGAGGTTCAAAATGAAAAAGATAAGGACGATGTTTTGGTAACGTATGAAATTCGCCCTAGTCATATAAGACAAGATGTTTGTAACAAAGCCCAATTAGAAGCACTTAGAAAAGATGAGGCTATCCAGATTTTAGAAGAAAAAGAAGGAGTAACGGAAAAAGATGGAAGCACTCATATTTACGGCGATGATTACAGTACACCAAAAGGCGAAAAAATAAACCTTGATAATAACAAGCTATACACTGTTAAATATCGTGAAGCTATTCCAAAAGTAAATAAATTAGAAGGATATGTACCACACTTTTTCCATGATTTCTATGTAGTAGTTCAAAATGATGATGGAACTACTACAACTGTGGATAGTGGAAGAAATGTAAAAGAAGCCTATAAAAAAGCAGAACAGTATTTAAAAGACAATGAAAATGCTAAGTTAATAATTCACCCTAAACGATTTGATTTTAATGAGGTCGGAATTGATGAAGAATATTATGCTGAAATGGTTGGCGATGGTGCTTATAAAAAAATAAATGAACGTATTGCAAATGAATTTGATATGAGTATTGATGATGTCGAACAACTTTTGAATAAAAAAGGTGATAATAAAAACAAGGTAAGACGCTCTAGTAAACATCGTTTCTTTGGAAATATCCAGCATAGAACAGGTGCTAAAGGATATGAAGATAAAGATTTAAATTGGGTGTTAAGACATTACTTCAATAGTGCTTGTAGATATGAAGCATTAGAAACAGAATTTAAACCTAAGGCCATTTCTTATTTTGAACGTATATATGGAAGAATTGGTACGGATAATAAATATCTTAATGGTACAGCTAGATATATCAAAGACTATATCAATGATGTAAACGGTAATCCATCAGCATTAGAAAATTCTATAAGTACATGGCTCAATAATCGCAGACTGTGGAGATATTTATTTACATCGCGTTATGGTGAAAGAGCTGCATTATCTGTTGCTGGTAATATAACAAATAAAATATCTATTTTAAAACTCGGTGTATGGAATGTGTCATCGGCTATGCTTAATTTAACACAACTTTTAAATACGACAGCATTACTAACAGATAAAAATCCTATAAAAGCTGCTAGTGAAGTAATGAAGGCTGCAAAAGATATCGCTGCTTTGAAAGAAAGTCAAACAGAAAAGAGAATAGCAAAATTAAAACCTGATGAAAGAAAAGCCATGGAAGATACGGGCGTACTTCATGAATTAGGGCTTGATAGTGGTGCTGGTTATAGTAAAACAAGCTTTGGTAAATGGGGCGACCGCTCAATGATTTTATTTAAAGCTTCAGAAAGATTAGCACGTTGTGCAACTATTCTTGCAGCATATAGAAAAGCAAGAAATGTATTAAATAAAAATCATGATGATGCTGTTAAATATGCTCGTGATATAAACCGTAAGGCTAACTTTGATTATGGCGTAAATGATGCTCCAAACGTATTCAGACGTGGAAGCATTATAAGCCAGGTGTTATTTCAGTTTATGAAATATCCTATAAAACAATTTGAATTAATGCGTGATTTTATTCCGTTTAATGGTAAAAAAGACGCAACATGGCAACAAAAGGCTACATTCTGGGGTGGTTGGATTTTCTTTGCGGGTGCATTTGGTTTACCAGCAGAAGATTTATTATGGGCTCTTGTTGGCTTGATTTCTGAACCTGTATTTGGAGTAAGTCCAAAACAAGCAGTAAGACAATTTTTATTAGAAGCTAGTAAAGACGCAAGTTTGCCAGAAAGAGTAGCTATAAGAACATTATTGTATGGTGGTTTGAGTAACGTTGGTATAGATATTAGTTCTCGTGTTGGTATGAATGATATAATACCAGGATTAGGAGAAGATTATAACAAAGATGCAAACCCTGTAATTAAAGCTATGGAAAAATTCGGAGGTGCTACTGGCGGTACTATTGCTCAATTTTATTTAAATGCTACAAAAGGTGATAATTTAGGAATGTTACGTTCTATATCACCAGGTATGTATAATATATATACCGCTGCTATTGGTGAAAGCAAGGACGGAAGAGGACGAATTACAACAAAATATGATGATGCTATGAGTAGAATTATTCGTGGTATGGGCTTTAAATCTACAAATGAAGCTATAGATACCGAATTAGGATCGCTTAAATATTACAATATGAATAAGACATCAAAAGAAAAACAAAATGCTATTGATGATTACCTTGATGCAGAAGAGCGAAAAGAAAACCTTGCACCATATGCAAAAAAATTAAAAGAGTTAGGAGTGAAAAGAAGTACAGTAGTAAAAGCTAGAAAAGACCGTAAAAAAGATAGAAGAGAACGATTAAAAGAAAAAGATACTCCAGAATACTATCAAGGAGCAGAAGCTCTAAGTTGGTAAAATAAAAGGCTAGGAATTAACGTTCCTAGCCTTTTATATAAATATAGTTAATTAAATAATTTACATAAAAATGTAAAAATTCATTGACTAATACATATTTTTGATATTATACTTTAAATATAAAGGTTATTTTGCATGTTTTTTGCACGGTTTTTGCGTGGTATTTTTGGGGGACTTTATTATGGCAACAAAGAGCATTTTAAAAAATATTGTTATTAAAGATAAAAAAAGTTGTCGTTCATTAATTAATGCACTAGAAAATGCAAAAGGAAAAACAAGAAAAGAAGTTGTATTTTCTAGGAGTTATAGAACTGCAACAGAAGATGACATTGATAGAATTTTTTAATAATAGGGGTTGTTGAATGGAAGGTTATTTATTAGTAAAATTAGATGATGTTTTAAAAAAGAAAACCGAAGATGAAACAAAAAATATATTGTCAACATTTGAAAATAATTTAAATTCAGATGTTGACAATTTTTTGCATTGTAAGGCAATAGAATTTTCTAAAAAAGGATTATCAAAAACACAATTAGTTCTTGCTTCATATAAAAATAAATATGAAATTGCTGGCTATTTTACTATTGCTAATAAAAATTTTTCAGTAAAATCAAGGTCAAAAGCTATTAGTAATACAATGCGAAAAAGGATTGCTAAATTTGGCACTTATGAACCAAACTTTAAAATATATGTTATAACCGCTCCATTAATAGCTCAATTAGGGAAAAATACAAGATTTCCCTCATTGATTACAGGTGATGAATTATTAGAACTTGCTTGTAAAGAAGTAGAAAAAGTACAGGCTGTTGTTGGTGGAAAAATAGTTTATCTTGAATGTGAAGATAATGAGAAATTAAAGGAATTTTACAGTAGAAATGGATTTGTGGCATTTGATAAAAGACCATTAGATGCTGATGAAGAAGTTGATTTTAAAGGTAAATATCTTGTACAAATGTTGAAATATTTACATTAATAAAAGGCTAGGAATTAATATTCCTAGCCTTTATTTTTATTTACATAACTTTTATAATGCCCATTTGACAAGCTCCTGCTAAAGCGGTATGTAATATTTCGCTTCTAGCATCAAAATATAATTGAGTTGAAATGTTATTTTCTACTGTGGTAACGGTATGGTTTTCACCTTTTATATATCTACCATTAAAAACAATACTTTGTATTTTATTTTTTAAGGTGTTTTCTTTCACCCATTCATAAAGCTGGATCCACTTTAGCGGGTCTTTAATTTTTTTAATAAAAACATTTCCTTTGTTATCGTAAACATCTATATAAATTTTTGATATATAAGGTGGCTCTATTTCTCTTATGGCTTCATTGGCTGTTTTATCATTTATTAAAGCTTTGCCATTACTTCCACCAGTTTTATAATCAAACCTACGTTCATTTAAAACACATTCGTATTCTTTTTTTATTTGAGAATACATTTTAAAATTACTTTCAATTTTTTTGAAAATAATACTTTTATCGAACAATAATGATGACATATATACATTCCTCCTTTAAGTCCTGCCTGACTAAAGAAGTTATTTTTTAAAATGGAATTTCTTCATCTGCTGGTACTTCACTTCCAAAACTTTTAGCAGCTTCTGGAACTGCACCACCAGTATTAGTTATAGATTTAGACCCCATAAATTCAACTGATTGAGCTATGACTTCAGTTACATAACGCTTACTTCCATCTTTAGCATCGTAGTTTCGTATTTGAATACGACCTTCAATTAAAACTTGAGTACCTTTTACCAGGTAATTTCCACATACTTCAGCTAGTTTATCCCATATAACAATTGGAATAAAATCGGCTTGCTGTTTATCTTTTTCTTTTGTAAACCTACGATTAACAGCTAAAGTGAAGCTCGCCACTGCTTTTCCTGTTTGTGTATAACGTACTTCTGGGTCTTTAGTCAATCTTCCAGCTAAAATAACTTTATTCATATAATCACTTCTTCCTCATGGTTACTATCTATTAAAAACAATTTACCTTTTCTAGTATCAAATGAATTATTTTCTTTCATTATTTTTATTAAGGCTAATAGCGATTGCTTAGAAGCAACCGCTATATTAATTTTATTTTCATTACTAAAAGGTTTATATACTAACTTCACTTTATCACTCCTTTTCTTCTTCTTTAAATTCAGCATCTGTTTGTTCCTCGTTTATACTTTCAAGAAATCTAACCATTAAAGCCATAGCCTGAATAGCTTCTTCTTGAATATGTTCAATACCGCCTAAATGTTCTTTGGTTCTGTTTGGTAAATAAGTTTCATTGACAGCCTCTGTCATTTCGCCTATCTCTTCTGCTATAAGTCCTAGCCATTGATGAGGCGATAAATGTTTTTCATCGCCCCATTGTTCTTTTTGCTTTTCTACCATGTGTAAAATATCATATATTGCCATGCCAGCATAAGACATTTTACTATATCTTTCTAGCTTGTATGGTTTATTGAATAAAAAATTATGCGTGTTATTGTCGGTAGTAGAGTCAATAAGAAATGATTTCATAAGAAGAGATCTAGCAATTTCATCTGTAGAACGTTCTTGTTTTTCTCTGTATTCTTTATTTGTTTTAAATTTCATTACACTACCTCATCTAAATAAATCAGTGGTTGATTTTGGTTAAATATTTTCATTATTTTTTCTTTGTTAGCTTCAGCTTCTTCTACCGATTTAAAACAATTTCCTGTTAGAAATGAAGCTATATCAGTAAAATAATTATCCCATCTAGAACAATAAATATTTTTGCCATTAAAATAATAATATTCTTCATTTAGTTTTGGCTTCCATGCCGATATGATTTTAAAGTTATTATTAAATAAAATATTTGTTAATGCTTCTTCCACTGCTAATGTCCACCTATTTAATAATGACGAAAAAACATATACTTCTGGTACGTGGTTATTTGTAGATTTAACTATTTTATATCTTTTCGTTTTGTTATCTATACTAACAAAAAAAGGCTCATCATAATTTAAATTATTTTCGACCATAAATTTATTCAATAAATCTTCATTTTTCATTTTTTATACCTCATTCAAATTAATTAATGGTTTTTCATTTTCTAATATTTTTAAAATCTTATCTTCGTTAGCTTGTGCTTCAAGTTTGGTTCTGAAGCAATTACCAATAAGAAAATTAATTCTAGACATATAATCTCTTTTGTAATATAGATCCATTAAAATTCTTTGATATCCATTTTTATAAGCAATATAATAGTATGTTTGTCCTTCTTCTGGTTCAAATGGTTCTTTTTGTATGTTTATCTTACAACCAAAAACAAACTGTGCTATAACCGATAAGTTACACATTTGATTATCTTTATACAAATGTAATCTTCCCCATTTATCACGTTGAAACATATACTTACCTTGTAGTTCATTATCACCAGAAATTGTTATTATTTCATCAATTTGTATTCCATTTTCTTCCATAAATCTTTCAATCAAATGTTCGTTTTTCATTATCATTGCTCCTTGTTTTTATTATTAACAAACTTAAATAAATTATTTCGCTCATCTTTACTAAAGTTACATTGCAAATAATTTAAGCAACTTACTATTAAATCACAGCATTTTTCACCAGCATTAAATTTTAATTTATCTAAATCCTTATAAAATAAAACGCTAAATCCATTTATTAAATTAAAAACAGGAAATTTATTATCCGCTTTTAGAAATTCTTCATATTTTTTTGTTATATCATTTATTTTTTCTGTTCTTGTAGATAAGGTGAATTTACTTGGTAGTAATTTTTCTTCAGGTGTTTCATCAATTATTGACAATAAATCATTATTATTTTTTACTATTGTATTTATTAATTTTTTTAAACGTTCATTAGCTTTTTCAGCTTTATTTCTAGCATCATAATCTATATAAGGTTCTATCATTATTAATTCTCCTAATCTATATAGTGATATAGTGAAAAGTATGTTCTGATTCTAATATTTTTTCACCATTTTTATAAAATGTTATTAATTTTTGATTACCATAGTTTATATCGCTTACTTCCATAGTTATTCCATTTTCTCTTAGCATTATATATATTTCATTGCTTTTATTTATTTTGTAATTATAGGTAAATACTCCAGGTATTATCTGGAGCAGTGCTACATTTGATACAAATTTTAAACATAAAACAACATCTTCTGCATTGGTGCTATATATTTTATTCCTAATAATTTTGTGTACTACTATTTCATTGCTCAAAATAAATTTATCTCCCTGTTGCATACTGAATTTAGGTATATACACTCTATGCTACTATGTCCAGCATTTGTTTGAACTCGTATAGAATGTTTATCCCAACCATGTTCTAAAACAAGAATTTCATCGTAAAGTTTATTACTGTAGCTACTCATGACTACAGGTCCTTTATGTTTTAAGATTAATTCTAATAACTGCTTATGTTCATTTTCTTTTGCCATTTCATGTTCATAATGCATATTAGACCTTGTTTCTTTCAAGTAGGGTGGATCCATATATATAAGACAATTCTTTTTGTTATACATATGGATTAATTCTAATGCATCGCGATTTTCAATTTGAGCCATTTTAAGACGGCTAACTATACTTAGTATTCTATCTGGCAATTCCGCCCAATATTTTGGACGGAATACGCTATTTGTTCTATCATGGGTCCAGCTTGTTTCTTGATATGTTTTACCGCCGAACCCTTGCCAGATAGCAACTAAATACATTCTAGCTCGTTCGATTTCAGTATATTTTTTATCTGCATAATTTCTTCTGCAGAATGTATACTCTGCTTTCGAATAAGGTGTCATTTCTATTTTTTTTGCTAATTCTATTGGATAATCTCTGCATACCTTGAATAAATTTATAAGGTTATTATCGATGTCGTTTATGGTTTCTGTTCCTGATGGAGCTTTAGTAAAGAAAACGGCACCGCTCCCAAAGAACGGTTCTAAATATGTGCCGTGCATTGGAAAATAACTCGCTATCCATTTTGCTATTCTCCATTTAGCACCAGGCCAACGCAATATTGGTTTAATATTATTCATAGCAATACTCCTTTATCTACAGTAATAGTTTAGATAAAATAGCCATTAAATCATAACCAACAATCCACATACAAAAATATATGGCAGCAAAAATTAATCCAACAAAAACAACTATTTTAATAAACATAATGAATAAGCAAAAAATAAAATATAAAAACAATTGTATTGATTGAATGATACGTTTTTTTCGTATTTCTTTACGTCTTTGTTTTGTTCTTTCTATCATATCAGGCATAATTTAAATCTCCTTATCTTAATTTCGGATTGTAATCTTCAAAATTATTGGTACTTTTAAATATCCATTTATTGTTAACCCATCTTTGCATATGCTTTATATTTTGTGGAGCATTGGCTTTGTTATATATCATTACATAAGGGTCAAACCCATTATCTCTAAGCCAATAAATTCTTTTTAAATCTTCATCAAAAGAACTCCAATAATTTGTCAAAACATATACCATTAAATAACGATAACTTAATTTTAAATTTTCTTTTATAAACAAAAACTTTTCTTTTATTTCTTCATCTCGTGGATTATCCCACGCAAAATGAAAAGCTTTTACTTTTACTTGTTTTAAAAGATTAATATTATTTTGGTTTATTAACCTAGCATCTAAACCTTGAGTAAAATCAACATAAGCTTTTGAATTTATAAGTTGTTCTAATAAATCCATATGTTCATCACATGCTAGTAAGTTTGGGTCAAGCAGTTTTATTATTTTTTGACCCTGCCAAAAATCATTTAAATTTGCTACTTTTACTGATTTATTACCTTCCTTTTTGCACACTATACAAAATGGGCAATTTCTAATACAGCCACGAGTAAGAAATCCGTAAGCGATATCTGAAAACTCATCTCCATATAGTTCATAATCTGGACACATATTTTCAATTTTATCTGGTAAGTTGCATCTAGGATTTAATGTTATTCCTGTACCGCCGACGATTACGCCAAAATTAATAAGCATATTAGCTATTTCCCTATTTTCTTCAAATACGCATGCAGCATAGATTACATCGTATTCATTTTCAAAGAAAGGTGCTTGTCCATATAAAATATATTTCTTATCAGCTTTTGTTAGTTTTTTGAAACTAACATCATGATTATTCTTTTTTAAATATGATGAAAGCTTCATCAGCGATAAATTAGGGAAATTGTGGCTATCAATATCAATTAATAATATTTTCAATTAATATACTCTCCTTATTCAATTTCCTTGAAAATGATATTTGGATATTTTTCAAGTAGCTGCTTTTTCTTGTTGATGTATACTCTGGTTTTCATTCCTTTTACATCAACTACTTCTTCATGACCGTCTGTATACTTGACCACGAAGTCAGCTCTATAGCGAGTAGCTTTTATTCTCTCGCCGTTTTCTCTTGTAAATGTCTCCTGGAGCGTGAAGTCTTTTTGCATGACAAAAGATTTAACAACTCCAGCTTTTTTTAAGAGCAGAAGCTCTGAATAATATTGAGCTTCTGCTTTGCTATCAAATTTAATGCCGTTTATTTCCGTTTTAACGGCGTTATATTTATTCTTGCTTGTAGTTTTACCTGCGACTGTTTTTCTATCGCCTACGGGCTTTATATTTTTTCTGTAGCTAAGTTTTAAAATATCTTCCTCGGTTACATCTTCCCAGCCTTTCATAGAACATCATCAACCCAATACTCGACAGCCTGACCGCCGAATCCTTCTAAAACTCTTTTCTGTGCTGCTTCTTTTTTGGAATAAACGCCCTGAATAAATCCTTCATCAGTAACGATATATACTTTTTTTTCTGGAAATACAGCACTTTTCAAGTTTTTATTTATGTGTATTAATTCATTTTTTATTTCTTCCTGCTTAATCTCGTTTAAATTTATTTTGTTTATTAGGTTATCTATTTGGTAATACATATCATGAACTTTCATTGCTTTAATCTCCTAAGTTTAATTTCTCTTTTACCAATCAAGAAGCAATTAGGCTGTTGGTTATTTTTATATCCTGATGTACGCTCTGTCATTTTTTTGTATAATACTAATATTTCAGGCGGTATCTTTGCACTTTCCATTAGTTTAAAAATTTCATCTTCGTTAAATTTGTTCATATTATCTAATAAAACATGAACAAACTTTGTTAATATAAATGCATTAGTATTAATTTTTAAATCATCTATACTAGCTGATATCTGTGTAAATGCGTTATAGCCTTCATGACCTGAAATAGCTAAAACAAAGCCATCTATTTTATCATTTGGCATTGTATTTAAAATTTTTATCATTTCGTCCAAAATATCTTTTTTATTCATCGGTATACCTCTTGTTTCTAAATGTTTTTACCATATACATTGCGATAAATTTCTTTTAGTTTTTCTATTATTTCTTTTTTGTCGGTATTAAATCCTAGACAAAATACGATGCAATCTATATCCCTGCAAACATCAATGTTTTCTTTTGGGAGTTTATTATATATTTCAAGTAGCCTATTCCAAAACGTGTCAGCATTTTTTATATAAGTAACATCGTCATTTTCTAATGCTGTTACTAAACTTACAATCATAGTTTGTAAATCGTCCAAAATTATTCATCACCTTTATATAATTTGCTGTTAATTATTTCTTCATAGTTTTCATCATGTGTGTGATAGGATCTTAATGCTTCTTTTATTGCACCATCAGTATTAAAAATTGCATCAGTTCCCACAGCTCCTATCAATAAAGTTTTGCAATAAAGATATACAAACTTTGAAATATTTTCGTCGCTGTTTTCATATTCCAATACAGTAAGTGTTTCACCATTGGGAAATACAACGTCTATATACCCAAAACCATCAGCATATTTACATTCAATTTTTTGTATGTTGCTATAAGGTATAATAGTTAAATCATCATCTTTACTTGTTATTATCATATTTATTACTCCATGTTTTTATTTAGTGCTATAACCACAGATAAACCAGTTTCTTTATCTGTAGTTACTATTTTGTTTTTTAACATAAAATCTGCTACCTCTGGATCGTTATTCACATAATTTAAAATTCTATTACTAACAATTCCTATATAATCTAATTTATCTTTTAAATCCATATCCATGTTTATTACTCCTTAAACCACTTCATGCAGCCAATACGCATGAAGTCTTTTATTTGTGTATCTGTTAAAGCTTTAATATTTTTTCTTTTTGGTGCTTTAGTTTTAACTTTGCACTCATAGTTACAGACTGTTATTATTCCTGCAATTCCTTTTACTCTCTCTTGTATTTCATCTTTGTGCTTTTTATATAGCTTTTCGGGGAAAGCATAATATAAAGCACTTACGAGCGGAGAAGAATGATATACTTTTTTTGTTAAAATCACTCCTGAAGTCGTTTATATCGACCTTTATTTCGACTTCAGTTAGATATCCAGATTTAGTGATATATATTAAGTCTGCTTCATACATCTTGCTTGATTTTTTCAATGACTCAAGTTTTTCTATCTCTGGTCTATATTCACCAGTCATCAAAACATTTGGTATGCAGATATTTTTTATACCAAAATGCTTTCCCAGCATTATTTGCATTTCTTTTTCTGTCATCGTTATGCCTCATTTGTGTGCCAAAATAAATCATTTGTTAATCTTCTAACAAACAATTCTTTTGGCATTATATGTTTTTCTGGGATTTGTTGTTTAGGCTTTCTAGTTTTTATTTCTTTGCCTTTTTCTTGTGCGGCTTTTCTTTTCAAAGCTCTTCGACAACATTTTTCGCAGCAGTAAATGTTGTTCTTTGTTTTTTGCCAAAACTCTTTGCCACAATAAGCGCAACGGCTTACTCCTGGTGTGAAGTTGCTTCGTCCATGTCTTTTTTCACGACGCTTGCGATTTATGGCTTCTTTTTTGCATTCATCGCAACAGTATTTTTCTGTTGATGTTTTGCGAATAAATATAGTATCGCAACCATCATTTGCACATTTTACTGGTTCTCCTATTTTGCCCATAATTGTTACGCTCCTTTTACAAATTCAATTGCGTCTTTACCGTTGAGCATTCTCTCATTGGCTTTTTGTGTTAATGTCATCGGTGCTTCAATACCGTTGAAAAGGTCTAAATTTTGCTGTGCTATTTGATAGCATATTTTGTTCTCGTAGTTATTTTCTTTTCTAGCTATGAGGTTTTCATAAACCTTAGCAAACCTAGGAAATATATCATAGGTCGCTGTGGCTATTTCATAGGCACCAATAAGCTGAACGGTACGACGGATAATTGGGTGGCTCCAGTCAATACCGTTTCGAGATACGCTCCCTAATTTTCTCTTTACTTCGTCCCATGCAGTATATACATCTGGTGGTGCGTTCTTTTTTACGCTGGCCATAATGTTTTTTGCCTCTTCGCGTATCTCTCCTGGAAGAGGTAAAACTGATATTTGTTTTTTACGCAAAATCTTTATAACTGCCATTTTACCGACATCATAAGTTATGTCAGACAAAACTAATGACCATACTGGGGCAGCATTTTCTAAGTCAAATTTCTGTGTATTTGGCATGACGCAAGTAAATATGGCTATTAATTTGCTTGCTTCATCAGTAGTCATCATCATCACCCCACATATCGCCAATATCTCCTAATGCTGGAGTATTGGTGCTTTTTTCTGCTGCACTTCTTAGACTTTCCAATGCAACATTTTTTACCACTGGTACTGCTTTTGGCTTATTGTCAATGATTGTAACCGTATCCGTTATATCCTCATCGTTCCATCGTTCGCCATTTAGCCACGAGGAAGGATAAGGAATGTATTGACCGTTGTCCTTTAGCCAATCTAGCGATTGTTTTTCTCGCTCAATACAAGAAAGCATTTTTTCTAAGAGCTTATCATCTGGCTTTATCTTCATGAAAACCTTGTAAGCTCTTTTCTTGTCTTTACGTTTTGGGTATGCTTTCCAAAACTTATCAAACATTTCATCGATGGTTTGAGGTGCTTGTGCGCAAGTTTCAGTTGCGCATATATTATTATTATTCTCTGTGTATTCTATGTTAGTATTCTCTGTTATATGGGAATTACGTTTTGTGTAATTCCCGTTTTGCGTTTTGTGTAATTCCCGTTTTACACTTTGTGTAATTCCCGTTTTCACATCTGTAGTATTTTGCGCACTTATTTGCGCACTTTTTTTTGTATCGATTTTGGAATTTATATTGCATAAATATTCGTCAAGCAACTCACCTATTTTTTCATAGTTAGGACGAATATGAGGTGTTGGCAATCCACAAAATTTATATTTAGCTATTACGATAATATTTTTATCTAACAAGCTTTTAATTGCTCTATCATATTGACGATCTGTTATACGGATTTCGTCCCACCAATCGGAACGTTTTTTGGCAATCCAATATTCACCGTCTTTTTTTATTTGGGCACGTATGGTGCCGTTTTTATCAGGGCTAAACCAATACATAATTTGCCCAAGTAATGTACCTTCTACTAAACCACCTGCAATATCTATGTATGCATGCAACGTGTGATTGAAGTTACTTGCAAATACATTGTTGGCTATAAGTTCTAATCTATTCATGTTTGCACCTCCTATTTTTTCAATATTCAGTCTACATTACATTTAGTTGGTACTAGGATTACGTTAATATTACATTTACCTAGTACCAACACTACATTTAAACTACATTACTATTAAATAAATTCCGCGAAAATATCTTTTCTTGAGCGTTTATTTTCTTTGCTTTCTTTTTTGTTACCAGACGATGAGAATATATTGTTTAGTTTTAAATCATCTATATGTTGTTCTCTATTTACCATGGTTGAGCGTTCATTTACAGTATTGAACATTTCCTCCATTACTGTAACTGGAAAAGTAAGTCCAGCAAGTGTGATTATATTTATTTTTCTATTGTTGAATGTGTAGAATGCATCTATTGGATAACCAACAGAAGCCTGAACATCTTTTAATAGATTCTGTTTAGCGTTGGATAACGCTATATACTCTACAAAACCGTTATGTTCTATATCAGTAAGAATATTTTCTTTTGTTTTATTATTATTTTCATCTGTTACATCTATATTTATCATTCCACTACATGACAATATTGTATTCATTTCTTCAACATCGATGTTTCCCTTTAAAGATTTATCTTCATCAGGTATTTTTAAAAATGCTACAAGGTCATCAACAAAATATCTATTTATAACGAATTTGTTTTCGTGTTTGTTATTATCTAAGAAAAATACACCGCCTAGACTTCTTATCATAGTCGTAAGCTCCTTGTAGCATTCACAGGCGTTATACTGTGCCTTGAATGGCTCGTTTTTAGATGGTATTACTGTATATACGCAAACGTTTATATTTGAATATTCGTTTGCAATTAATTTGGCAAGCATAGGACCACCGCCACTACCACTGCCACCGCCCATGGTGAAACCAACGAATATATGTTTTATAGTGGTACTGTCTAAAATGTTGTTGATTACTGATAAGATGTTTTCAAAATCGTTTATAACTAATTTTTTTGATTTGCTGCGGTCCTTTCCGCAGCCTTGTCCGTTTTTAATTAAGTATTTATGTTTAACGTTTAGCGTGTCTAGGTCTTGCTTGCTGGTATTTATTGCAAGATTTAATATTCCTTGCTGTTCCATCAATTGTCCGATGTTTCCAGCACCTTGACCAAAACTAATATTTAAAATACTATCCTTGAACATTCTTTTCTCCTGCCTTTTCTGTTTCTTTGTAGCCCTTATTAGATAGGTAATAACTATTTTTATGACCTATCTTTAAACCAGTATTTATATATCCCCTACTTAAAAGAGTTTTTAATGCCCTTCTTATGGTTTCTCTTTTATATTCTTCAAAATCACTGGGTAAAGAACCGTGGATATCTTCCACGGTCCCTGCACCAATGACAGAAGTCATATTTTGTTTTCTGCATGTTAGCAAGATAGCTAACTGTAGATATGTTTTCATTTATCATCAACCGCTTCTGCTAGTGTTGGTTGTTCATCAACGTTTACTTTTTCTTCGTTTTTGTTAGACATGTTAGACAAGATTTCTCCTGTTTCCATATCTACATTGTTAGGTGCTTCGGCAATTAATTTTTCTTCATCGTCAAAATCGCCTGTAGCTACAGCTTCAGCCAGAGCAACCATACCAGGCGTTGGCTTTGTTTTGTAATCAATGCTCATAACGCCCCATTTACCAATCAATTTACGGTAAACTGTTTTAAGTGCCATAGCATCAAAGTCTTGTCGCCAGCCTTTACCCATGTACTGGCCTTTGCGGAATTTTAATTCGTGATTGATTACTTCTTGCTTACTCATAAAAATGGTTTTTTCCATACCGTTTACTAATCTGTAGTATCCAACATAGCCGATAATTTTTCTTGAATTGCGTTCTTCTTCGTCCTGAATCCAATCAAACTCGATATCCTCTGTGAGTCTGTTAAACGATACGAGTTCGCCTTCTCTAATGTCCATGACGTTAATCTTTTGATATACACCGCTTCTGCATGCAAGTTGATGCATACCTTTATAGCCCATAATAAAAGTCGCTTCCATACGTTTTGTACCATTTACTGTATTATTAAATGGTACAATGTAAGCATATCCAAGATTAGGATCGATTGGTAAATCATAGGTCGCTGCCTTTAAACAAGCTTGTATGATTGTTAATGGTGCGTCGTTAAAACATTGTTTTAGCTTATCATCAGCATTTATTAAAGTAACCATACTTGATACGAATTGAGGAGCTCTAGCTCCTAAAAGCTCATCGAAGCGACGTTTGAAGCCATCTCTTTCGAGGTAGCTATTCAACATAGCTGAAATATTCATTCCTTGTTGTTGTACTGCTGTTTTGTTTTTGGCGAGTAATCCGCCTTTTGTTGTTGCCATAATTAAGCACCTTCCTGTTCTTTTTTGTTATTTTTTTCTTCTTCACAACTAAGTGATATAGCAGCAGACATTACATTAAGTGCTACTTCAGGTACTAATCGCCCAGAAGTTTTAGCTAAAGCATTAATACCACTAGCTAAGAAAACAATCATCTGATTATCTTCACATTCACCAGCGATTTTTAACATGTTGTCTTTTTCATCGCTAACAAATAATATAAAATTAGATATATCATTTGATGTATTTTGAGCTTGTAAATCATTTTTTAAACTGTTTATCATTTCATCTTTAGTAAATGTTTCTTTCATTTGTTTATCCTCACTTATTAATCAACATATTTACAAGAAAAACGGCGTGATGGTGAACCTGTTTTAAGGTATGCCATATATATATCTGGTTTTTCTTGTTTCAATTTTTTACTATCAATGCTTGTTCTGCCTTTAACAGTGTTCCAAGAAAATTGATAGTTACCTCGATAGGCTTCTTCATTGTCGCCCATCTCTTCCTTGATTTCGTTCTGAAGTAAGGAAATATCAATCTTGATATTTCCTTCTTGCTCCTGAAGCTCAAGGAGTTTTTTTGCTTTGTCCTCTGCTGTAGAGGGAAGCTCAACAGGTTCTTTTTGCCCACCTATGAACTTTTTATTTAATGCCTCTGTAGAAGCCTGCGAGCCGTCTATTGGTGGCTCTATGTTGTTCATAACCATGTACCAAAAATCTTTTTCAATGGCGATAAGTTCTTTTATATCATCGTCATTGCGTGGTATTTCTTTCCATATACAGTTATTACCACCGATTAAAACAGCTATATACCATTTATCACAGCCAGTAACAGCCATGTAATGTTGGCACTGGATATAATATTCGTCTGGTACTTCGTCAAGTTGCCATTCCTTAGACTTGTAACCAGACGCTGTTTTTATTTCAAGGCCAGCATTTTCACCTACGACAAGTCTATCTACACTTGCCAGCATGAATGGGTTCGCTATAGACTGCATAAGTCCAGCACGTTGTACTTTCTTACCAGTCGTTTCAGTAAACCAATCAGCAATGACTGGTTCAAGTTTATGCCCCCAGTAAATATACTGGTTGTCTGATAAATCTTCATGTTCTACTTGATTTGTTTTCTGAAGCCAAAGAGCATGAGGACTTTTATATCTATTTAGCCCGCATACAGCGGAAGCTTCACTTCCGCCGATGCCTTTCATTCTCATTTCGAGCCATGCTTTTTCGTCCTGCATTTGCTCGATCGTCATAATTTTTTTGTAGAGCATATTTATATCTCCCTTCTAAAACCAAAACTACCGCAACACATATAGTTTTCAGTTTCCTGATAATTACTAACGACGGTTTCGTCGTTATAATCACAAGCTAATTCACCAACACTACAAATGTAAGAATGAGTACATTCTTCGCAGCATTTATTTTCAAATTCGTCATAATCGAACATCTTAATCACCTTCTGTTGTTATTGTTGGTAATTCTTTTTCTATAGAGATTGGAATATTTTTTTCCATAACTTCTTTTTTCCATTTATTCCATTGGGCTTCTGTATATTGAAATGCCCAATGATTGCCATTTATTTCAACCATTTTGGCTCTAGCTTCTCCCCAACTATTAGCTAAAATCGGTTGAACAAAGCCTTCGTTCTCTTGGCCACAACCAAAAGTAAAATAATATAAGTTTTTCATTGTCGTTTTCACCTTTTTATGCTAAAATAATAACGATGTTAAAAGTTATATATTTTAGTCTTCGTTATTTTGGTTTAAGAATTGGCTTTCGTGGGGACGTGAGCCAATTTTTATTTTCTGCCCAACGTTTAAATTTGCTGAAATAATATTATTTTTAGTTTTAATGCTGTGAATGAATTCCAGTATATTTTCTTCATCGGTGCAGTGCTTACTTGCTATACTCCAAAGAGTATCACCAGGTTGAACAACATAATAAATTTCATCTTGTTGATTGTTTATGTCTTTGGCTTGTGTATGCGTTCCTATTGCTACTGCACCCGCTAATAAGAAAATACCTGCTAATCTGCGGTATTTATATAATTTTTTCATTTGGTTTTTCTCCTTTCGTTTAAACCCCTCGGATTTGAGGGGTTTAATTGATTGTTAAGTGTTAAAATGATTGAATGTTATTTCGGTCTACCGTATAATATTTAATAGTTAAATAGTGTAGGTTGAAGAAGGGTCATTATTTATCCAATAGTCTATTAATCTTCCCTGACAACCGTATAATTTATCCATGGCTCGTACCACATCTTTTGGTATGGGCCTATTTTTATTCTCGTATGAATATAGACTTGGCAAGCTTATATTCAACTTTTCTGCAACGATAGATGGTGGTATGCCTAATCTATCGCGAATACGTTTATATGGAGTAACAATTTTTTTTATTATCACTTCTGTATAAAGTTCATTGTCCAAAACACTTTCTTTTTTATTCATATTCTCACCACCTTTCAAGGTTAAAATATATTAAATAGCTTTTGCTGTTTTCCTAAAGCTATTTATATATGCTTCGATGTCATCGACTATGAATTTTTTACTGCCCCCAAAAGGAACTTCACCAATGATGCCTTGTTTTCCAAGCTCTCTAATTTGGTATTCAGATAATCCATAAATTTCTTTAGCTTCTTTAGCGGTTATTAATTCAGTTTTTTTATTATCAGTGATAATTTCTTTTAAACGAGCGTTTTCATCAAGTGTATTTTCCAAAACAAGAGTTAATAACTCTATATCTTTTTTTGCTTTTTCCAATACTTCTCGTGGGTCGATGAGGCTTATTACGTTGTTCATACATATATTCCTTTCTGCTGTCCTGTAACATATTAAGTTAATTCATCAATTTTTTTACCAAAATATTTAGCAATTTTTTTAGCTACAGATAATGATGGTTCATATTTATCATTTTCTAAATCGCTTAATGTTGTTTGTGGTATGCCTATATATTCAGATAATTCTCTTTGACTGATTTTATTTGTTGTTCTTAATAACTTTAAATGTTTTGCAAATTTCAAATTAATCACCTCTTTTAACGTTTTATCGTTAATAATATTGTAACGATTTTTCGTTTAATAGTCAACGATTTTACGTTAATTGATTATAAAAAATAATGTTATTCTTATAACGTAAATACGTTGAAAGGAATAAATAATTATGACATCTAATGAATGGGTTGCTTCGAAAATAAAGGCTTTATGCCAAGAAAAGAACATTTCTATTAATAAATTAGCTCTTAATGCTTGTATTACCCAATCTACTTTAAATAGTATTGTTCAAGGAGAAAGTAAAAATCCTAAGATTTCTACATTAGCTAAAATATCTAATGTTTTTGGGCTTACGCTTTCTCAATTTCTTGAAGGTATTGAAAAAGAAAGCAATATCTTAGAATGACTATTTTTTCACTTTTTCTGCCGTGCACTATACGTCCGACAACAGCAGTTTGAGAAATTTAAATTTATGGACGGAAATTCTAATGCAACGTTATTGAGGAGTATTTTTGTTGTCGGACTTATACTGCACGGCAAGTATAAGTTTATTTATTCTTTTTTACTTGTTTTTGTAGTTAAATGAGTTAAAAAAAATGACTTCCATAGGAATGGAAAAGTCTTGCTCCATTTTTAACATTGTTTCATTATTTGGTACGGTACGACCAATTTCCCAAGAATACCATGTTTGTTGACTAACTCCATACATATTAGCCATTTCATTTTGAGTTCTTTCCCCACGTAGTAATTTTAGAAGGTTCTTTTTCATATATTAATCACCTCACTATATAACTACATAATGTAGTTTGATTATATTTTCATAATATCACTACAATATGTAGTTGTCAATGTAAAAGCATAAATTTTGTAGTAAAATATTTTTTTTTACAACAAATTGCTGTAAAATCTTTAGTTAAAGGAGGGATATAAATGTTTTATAAATTATTAAAATTTGAACGTACAAAAAAAGGACTTT